TCAAAAATTCATGTGTCCCTGACCACTGTTTAAAGGGTGCGGAGGCACATGATCGACCTGTCCGGGTGTTACGATAAAGCGCACTACGGTTTCATGAGTAACAAAAGTGGTTCCACAGTTAATGTTTTGGCACTGGCAATAACGCTCTTTCGTATTATCTGATACACGAAAGCTACTGCGAGTATGTGCCGCGTGTCCGCATTTCGGACAATTCATCATATCCGTTTCTCCCCAAGTCATTACCCGCAATCCCATAATGATACACGAACATCCATTTTGTGAACATTCTTATTCCATTTCTAAATCATCTATCTTTACCTCAAGCTCCAGAGTCGTAGTGAAACCATTATCTGCACTGAAACTATGCGTCAGCGTGGTAATGGTCCATTCGGCATCATCAATTGGCTGCTTAAAGCCGCTCACCTTCACCGGCATTTCGGTATACAGATCAGCCCTTCCCTCTGCGAGCTGCAGGGAGAATGTTGCAACCCCGCGCTGCAGGCGCTCCCACTGCATCTTTGCCGCTCGCTCTGCATTGCTGCGGTTTGCATAAGTTCTGTTGAGTACCAGCACGTTTTCATCCGTTCCAACCAGGTAATCTCCCTGTTTTGCTTCCGGCTCCTTTGCCGCGGTGGTTTTCTTTCGACGGCGCTTAACCTTTGCTGTCTCTTTTTTCTTTGGCTCACGGGTATGGAGCCAGCTGGCAATCACCCCCGTATAGGCATCGCGATCTGCCAGGGTAAAACGATGACCGTCACCGGCCTGGCGGGTTATGGTGATAACCGGCAGCGGCTTACCGCTTGCCGTTCTGCCCTGCCCCTGGCGGATAAACAACAGATTTCCGTCCTTAACTGAGGCTATCGCCCCATACTGTCGCGCCAGCTTCATCAGGAAACTCGCATCGCTCTCGTTGGTCTGGTCAAGATGATCCACAGGCTTGTCCATCAGGTCCTGCCCCAGCGCCATTTTTAATTTATGCCTGGCGGCGATTTCCTTCACGACTTCGCCCACCGTTGTCTGGTGCCAGGACTTTTCACGCCGCGTGTTCAGGGTTTCACGGAAATCTGCACTACGCGCGCGAATTGTGAGACGGTCAGGCGCGCCGCTGTGCTCAATCTCATCGACAGTAAACGCCCCTTTCGGAAAAAGAGGCTGACCTTTCCACCCCAGCGCAAACTGAATAATTGCCCCCCGACGCGGCAGAACGATTTTCCCGTCCGAGTCGTCCAGCTCCAGATCAAGCTGGTCCGCTTCAAAGCCCCGGTTATCCGTCAGCGTCAGACTCATCAGGCGCGCATCCAGCACGGTAGTCACATCTTTACCTTCAATGATGATGCTGAAACCGGGGGTTTTGCTGTTCAGGTTCAGGAGATCAGAGCTAAAATTCACTGCATTACCCCCCCAATCGTATTTTTCATATTGCCTATCGCAGAGGTGGCGGAGTCCTGCAAATTACTGAGCTGATCGCTGAGGCTGCCAAACATATCAGACAGCGATTCATCCACCCTTTTCAGGCTCAGCGAAAATTCGATGCGCCGGGGCATACCGCTCTCAAAAAATTCTGTTTTTGTCTGGCTCAGACTCTCGATCACAAACATGCCGTAAATCGTCCCGCTCCCCTCAATCAGAGGCCAAGCTTTCCCCAGCTCCGCCATCTGCTCCAGCGCCAGCAAAGACAGCCTGCCGCCGGTTATCTCCGGCAGCAGGACGCCGGACAGAGTAAGCGAATCGTTATCCGGCCCAAGAAATTGCGTTGACGGGCGCCGGTTAACCCGGCTGTTTGCTGCGTGCCGCCAGCTGCGCTGATACTGCAGCTCCTGATAGGGCACGGTTCGCAGCATGAATACGTACAATCCCAGCACCATCATCATTATTCGTAACCCCCTCGATCACTGAAATTACTGCGTGTTTTTGCCCTGGCCCTGCGCTCTCGCTCATCAAGCTGCCGGGCCACCTCGCGGGCGATATCCTGTGCGCTTTGCCCTGGCTGGGCGACAATATGAATGGGCGCGCTTATTTCGTACTTAATTACCTGCGGCTGTCTCTCTGCCTTTGCCGACGGCGCCGGTTGCGTCCTGACAGGTACACTGTACGGATAAAGTGGTGCGGCTTCTGCCGGGGCAGCAGCCAGGCCCATTACCCCAGCGACGACGGAAGCAAACATCTTCTGGCGCATAGCCGCCGGGTCTGCCCTCTTATCCGTGATTTCCGTAATGGCCGGTGCAGGCATGACAGCTGCAGCGATATCAGCCAGCTCCGCAGCACGATTCCGACCTGGACGATTTACCGGGGCGTTAACAATCTCAGGTGGCAGAATATTCCCGCGCTCAGGACGTTGTTTAGCGCTGGCCGGTTCCGTCCGCGAAGGATTGAGCGTTGCCGCCACCCTCGCTAGATCAGCAGTCCGTTTCCTGCCGGTGACATTGGCGGGTCCGTTAACAATCTCAGGGCCATTCTCACCCACGATGCCGAACTGGCCGCGCGGAATGGTACCGCCGCTGTCGTACATGCCCGCAAAACCCATCGTCGGGAATCCGCCAGGCGGCAGCACCACTTTACCGTCTGTGTTTACCGTGGCTGGCTGCTGCCGCGTGACCTGCTCAGGAAGCTTCGCTTTGGCCGCCTCCTTGCTGACAATGCCGAGTTTTTCAAGCAGCCAGGACACGCCCGATTTAAGCGAATCCAGCGGGTGCATGACCATGTTCAACCCTGACGCCAGCGCTTCGCCAAACTGCCGCCCCATCGACGCCGAGTTTTGCAGTTCTGCAGAGGTGGATTTAACAGGCGTAAGCAGATTAGTAAACCAGCCCCACAACGCCTGGACCTTATCACCTATCCACTGGAAAACAGGCTGCAGTGGCTCAAACGCCGCACTGATAGGCGCAGCAGCAGCTTTGAATCCTTCAACCACTCCGCCTAAAAATGCGCTTATCGGCTGCCAGTATTTCCAGACAACCAGCGCCACACCAGCCAGGGCCGCCACGACCAGCCCTATCGGACTAAGCAGGGCGCCCAGCAATCCAGAAATCCCGTACAGCGCGACGCGAAGGAGGGCCAGCGGGCCGGATGCCAGAAAACGCACCACGCCACCGGCTGCGGATAATCCCCCGCGCAACGCGGTCAGTGGATTCATTACCATGCCGATAATGTTGCGAATACCAGACATTCCGCTGCGAAGAACAGCAAGCGGTGCACCGGCCAGCGCTTTCAGCGCATTGCCAGCCAGCCCGGCAGAACGTCGCAGGGAGTTAAGGGGAGTCGTCAGCAATCCGGTGCTGCTACCGGATGCCGCCATGCCACGGCGCAACAGGGAAAGCGGCGCATTTGCCAGCCAGGAAAGCGCACCGCCGGTGCGGGTCACTGCAGACATAACGGATGGGAGTGTTTTTACACCCAGCACGGACAGGCCTAAACGGATCACCGCCAGCGGCCCCAGCACGGCTGCCACGGCCACCGCCAGCGTGCCGAGTACAACGGTTATCGCAGCAGTGGCAGCCGCCACTTTCATCAGCGTGCCCGCCAGCTGCGGGTTAGCCTCAACCCAACGACGCAGTGCCCCGGTAACGCTTTTGACGAACCCCATGATATCCATCAGCGGCTGGCGCAGGGTTTCACCCAGGCTACTGAAAGCGTTCTGGGCGCCCGTTTTAACAAGCAACCACTGCGCGGAAAGTGAATCCTTATTGATATCGGATTCTTTCTGCATGGAGCCGTTAGCCTCAGTGCCTGAGGTGAGTTTAAGCTGTCTCTGCAGCTCCGGCAGGTTGTTTGCAAGCTTCGCCGCATCATCGCCAAACTCCTTACCAAAAATCATCGTCATGGCGGACAGGCGCTTGTCCTGCGGCAGTTTGTTGACCTTCTCCAGCACGCGCTGAATGGTCCCCATTGCGTCCTTTGTCATCTGCTTTTCAATCTCTTCTGGATTGAGTTTCAGCAGATCCATACCTTCCATGAACCGCTTGCTCTGCATGGTTGCAATCGACAGTTCGCGCACCATCGCATTTGATGCGCTGGCGGCAATTTCAGGCGCGGCGCCCAGAGACAGGAAGGTGGAACCCAGCGCGGCCGCCTTGCGGAAATCAAGCCGGTCAGCCACGCCGCCCATGCGCTGCAGCACATTGATGATATCGCCGCCCTTAGACATGGCGTTATCGTCCAGGTAGTTCAGGGCATCGCCAAGCTGTTCAATATTTCGGGTCGGCACTTTATACAGCTGCGCGATTTTCCCCAGCCCCTCCGCCAGCTCATCAGCGGGCAGCTCGAATGCCGTTGCGGCCTTTGCTGCAGTGGATGCAAAGGCCAGCAGGTCACGCTTCTGGTCTTCGTAAGAATCGTTCTGGTTTGTCACGCCCATGCGGGCGCCACCTTCAACCAGCGCGGCATAGTCAATAGCGCCATTCTCCATCGGCAGCTGTTCACTGGCGGCTTTGATGGCATCCTGCATATCGTAAAACTGTTTTGTGCGGTTTCCGTTGTCGTCCCGAAGCCCGCTAACCTGCTTTGCCACGCCTTTCATCGCATCTTCCATGCTGGCATAGCTTTTAACGGCAGCCATCACCGGCGCGCCCATCGCCAGCCCGGCGGCAGTAGTCGTTGCTCCGGCGCCCGCGATACGATCCCGCACCTCAAGTCGCCGGGAATACTGATCGCGGACGGCGTTCATTCGGGCCTGCTGCTCGCCCAGGCGTTTAAGGGATTTCTGCTGTCGGTCCAGCGCCTGCCGGGTTTCGTCGGCATTCTCCCGCAGCTCCCGCTGTGCACTGCTCAGCTTTTTGGTGTCCAGCCCGGCCTCATTGAGCGCAAGACGCTGACGCTGAACCGACTGACGCAGGCCGTTGTATTTACTTTGCAGCTCGTTAACGCGGTTTTTTGCCTGCTCAAGCAGACGAGCCTGCGCCGCCGTCGGGCGGTTAGTGGCCGAGAACTGCGTGGCAAGTTTCGCCGCTTCTTCGCGTGCGGCTTTAAGACTGTTGCCGGTGACGGCGAGCTGCGCGCTTGCCTTGCGGAAACCGTCAATACGGCCCGCCTGGGCGTCCAGTTCTTTTAATCTTGCGCGGCTTTGCTGAATGGCGGTAGCCAGCTCTTTAGAGCTTGCCTGCGCTGATCGGAATGGGCGGGTGAGCTTATCAACCGCATTTAGAATTACCTGCAAACGCAGGTTAGTGTCACTCATCGCTGGCCCCGCTTCTCTGAATCGCTTTATGCCGCCACTCCAGCACTTCGGTCAGCGGCATAACGTCAGTGACGGACGGCGGCCAGTGAAAAATGGTGGCAATATCAGCCACCAGGTCTTCTACCGTCAGGCTGTCGGCAAACCGGCAAGCACCGATTTCTTCAACAAAAAAGTGACCACCTCAACCGACAGCGCGGTGAGATCGGCGGGGTCCATTTCAGCCATTTCCTGAGCGGTCAGCGCGGGCGTGGAGATGCGGGGAATAATCGTCATCATTGCGCCGACGTCCATATCCATGATCGCCTGCAGACGGGTGCCACGCAGCGCGCCGGACTGCGGCTTGCGCAGCACAATTTCGGCAATTTCGGTTTTACCGCGTTTGATTGGGGTGTCCAGCTGTACGGTTTTTTCAGTCTGTTGTTCGCTCATTGTCATTTCCTGTTAATAAGGTACTGGCGCGGCTGCCCGCGCCTTTAAAGTAGATCAGAGGCCCAGGGCGTTGCGGTGTTCTTCCATCAGGTCCACGCCATCAACGATTTCAATCATGTTGATCACATCAACCTCATAGAGCACCTCGCCGTTAATGGTCAACTTCGCGTAGCTGTTGGTGCTGCTGACTTTTGTGGTGTTGCTCTCCCCGGTTTTCCATTCGCCGGAATCGACTTCTTTATGTCGCCCGCGCACAACCAGCTCAACGGCCTGCACTTCGCCGGTATCGTCACGCTGAATAGAGCCGGTGAAACGCAGCTGGATACCGTCAACGGTGGCTTTACCCATCTGTTTGAATAACAGTAGTTCGGTGCCACCGATTGAAAATTCCGTATCCAGCGCGCCATCATCCAGCCCCAGATCAACATCAGCCGAACCGGGCATACCCCCGCCGCGATACTTTTCAAACTTGCGGCCGAATTTTGGCAGGGTCAGAGACTCAACGATCCCCTGATAGTTATTCCCGTCGTTAAACAGGTTCAGGTGTTTTAACTTGCGTGGTAAAGCCATATTGTCCCCTTACGCGCTGACCTGGCTGGAGAAATCCAGCAGATACTGATCGGTGATGCGCTGACGCAGCATCAGGTTTTCCAGCGGCGGTACCGGCGTATAGTCGTAATCGATAGTGAGCTTCCCGGCTTTCAGGGAATCTTTATCGTTTACGGACTCATCCAGCCAGCAGTCGGCGCCGATGATGTAGCCCTGCGTTTTCAGGTTGCGCAGTTTGGCGCGAATACCTTCGATAATGTCGCGGGCCAGTGACGGGTTAAGCACGCCATCCACCGCCCACATGTGCGCTTCGGCGATGGTGTCAGCCAGTACCTGCGCGGTGCGGGTATAGTTTTCAAAGGCAAACAGAGGATCGTCACTGAGGCAGCGGGAGCCCCAGAAGCGGAAACCGTCTTTGCGGATCAGCGTGGTGACATCGTTCTGGTTCAGCAGCCCCGCATCGGTTGCCGGGTCCTGCAAATCCCAGAACACATCGGCAGAAATGCCGGTGACGCCGTTCACGCCCACGTTGGACAGGGATTTGTGCCAGCCGGTCTGCTCGTCAATTTTGGCACGCAGGCCAAGCGCACGGGCTGAGGCGTAAGCCGTTGCGTCTGCATTCAGCACGGTGTCAAAACTGATGAAATCAGGCCAGATCAGCATCCCCTCGCGCTGGCTGAAATTAGCGCGGTAGGCAATGGCCTCCTCTACCGTTTTGCAGCCGTAGGCTGACAGATAGGCGAACCCGCGCAGACTCTGCGCCACGCTCAGCAGCTCAGTGGCAACCGCCTGCGTGTCATGCCCCGGCACGCCCAGAATGCGCGGCTTAACGCCGAGCTGGGACTGCGCAGATAACAGCGCTTTCATGCCCGTTTTTTTACCCTCAGTTGTCACGCCGCCGATTATGTTGGAGGTTGTTTCCGCTTCGGTTTCACCCTGTGCAACACGCACAACGACGGTCACGGGTTTAGCCTGGTCGGCAATTGCATCCAGCGAGCGGGCCAGCGTGCCGGACTCGCCTGCTTTACCGCTGGCGGTCAGCACGTCGGTAAGCAGGACCGGTTTATTGAGGGGGAACACGGACGCATCTGCATCATCGCCGGTACAGACCATACCGACAATTGCCGTGCTTACTGTTGAAATGGGGCGGGTGCCATCGTTGACCTCAACGACGCGCACACCGTGGTGATAATCCTGAGCCATACGGCGAACCCTCCGGTGTTTAGGTTTCGCCCTATGGTGAATTGAATGGGCCGCGCAGACAGCTACGCGGCATTGTTCCCTTAATCACACAATACGCCCGCGCGGATATCTGCGTTTTCTTTTTCCAGGCGTTCGCATGAGATATCAAAATACTGCTGGCTCATTTCAATCCCGGTAAATTTGTATCCCTTCCTCAGCGCGGCAACGCCAGTTGATGCACTCCCCATAAAGGGATCAAGAATATGGCCGCTAGGAGGCACGGGAGCAACCAGGCTCTCCATAAGCTCAATCGGTTTGCCGGTCATATGGAGTTTTTGAGACGGAATAACCCGACGAGTCACCATACCCGGCCAGGGTCCACCATGCAGACTTTTAGGCAATGGTCCGTTACTTCCCCAAACCACGTATTCGCACTGATGACGAAAATAACCGGTATGAGGCGCACGGGTTGAAAGCGTTTTATCCCACGGAATCAGCCCCCGCCACACAAAACCGCCAGCCTGGAAAACGTCAGTAAGCGTTGGAAGCTGCCGCCAGTCGGTGAAAACCATGGCATACCCGCCTGACTTAACCAGGCGGTTAACCTGACTCATCCACTGCGTCATCCAGAATGACCAGGAGCGCACGTCTCTGTTATCGCCGTAAAACTCATGGTAGTTGTTATTGCCTACATACTTCCCGGAGGGTTTGGCCTGCCGATCACTGCGCGTCATACCACCGCTGGAATACGGCGGATCAGTAATTACTGCATCAAATTCGCCAGTAAGTTCGCGCAAAATTTCCAGGCTGTCACCACAGTAAATAGTTGCCGCCCCAATAACCGCTTTTTGCATAGCCTTGCCTCTCTTATGTGCCTGATTTCAGGTTACATAAATGAGAAAGCATGTTCATTTATACAGGAGTGTCTGAGCGTTCAGACAATGGCGCCACGGCAGACGCGGGAAATTTACGGTACAGCGTTGATATACCCACATCAAAAATTAGAGCAACGCGTTTCCTGCTTTCCCCTGCAACAAGCAATCGCCCCGCTTGCGCCCATTGCTGCTCTGTCAGTTTTGGCCTCCTGCCACCGATACGCCCTTGCTGCCTTGCAGCTGCCAGTCCGGCGCGGGTACGCTCAACGATTAGCTCACGTTCCATTTCAGCCAGGGCGCCCATAACATGGAAAAAGAAACGCCCCATTGGAGTTGATGTGTCAATGCTGTCTGTCAGGCTGCGGAAATTTACCCCTCTCCCGCGCAGGTCTTCAATCAGCGTAACAAGATGTCGCATGCTCCTGCCTAGTCTGTCCAGCTTCCAGACTACCAGCGTGTCACCTTCTGAGAGTGTGCGCAGGACCTTCTTTAGCCCTGGTCGATCGGAGGTTTTTCCGCTCATTTTGTCCTCAAATATCAGCTCACATCCTGCGCACTCCAGCGCATTTCGTTGTAAAGCCGTGTTTTGGTCATTTGTTGACACCCTCACGTAACCGATTTGCATGATTTTTCGCCCATAAAAAAGTGGTGAATGATGCCACCATTTTATCGAGCATGGTCATTTCTGACTGTACTGCAGAGAATGGCCAACACAGACAATCATGACTGTGGTGGATAAAAAACCTTCGTTTGGGGGAAGCGGCAACGCTGCCAGCTGTTAGCGGTGTTATTGGCTATAACGGATGGGCCAAAATCCCGATGAGTGGTAACAAAAATTTAATTCTTCAATGGGGGCAAGGTAGTGTTAATACAGCAGGAAGTGGAGAGGTCTACACATCTTCGCTTCCTGTAGCGTTCCCATCCGTGTTTGCACAAGTATATGTTACGCATAATAATCCTGAGGATGCTGGCGTTGGATTTGGTTCTGCAGCACCTGCAACCCTTTCAACTTTTACTACAAGAGCGGTTAAGTTATCTCAGGCTGGAGCCGTTCTAAATGCGTTAAATGCAAACGTGTCATTCCGGTTTATAGCCATTGGCTATTAAGCAAATAACGTTCGTTTGGGAGAAGCGGCAAAAAGGACGGTTGGAAATGGTGCCAATCAACTACCTGACATGGCTTATTTCGCTAATAGCATTGCAGGCAACGGCTATGCAAAATTACCTAGTGGTTTAATTATTCAGTGGGGAAGTTTTGCTGTTACTACAACTAACGGCGTTGTAAACAGTTTGTCGATTACTTTACCTGTTGCCTTTCCAGCCTCGCTTCTGATGGTGAATGCAATGTTCAGTACGCAAGACCCCTCGACTCGTTTTGTTGGCTTTGATACGGCAAAATCCTCTCGCGGGGTGATAAATTTCACTTACGTAACGCCCACTACTAATACAATTTACTGGATTGTTTTAGGTTATTAAAAAATAAAGCCCTTGCGGGCTTTATTTCACTCAGGCCAATTCTTGACTATGTAACCGTTGTTTACTGCCTCAATAAGAATCCATTGAGGTATCGCAGGTAACGCTATGCCCGGCCAACCCTCACTCTCAGGCCAAACTTTAAACTTTTGTCTTACGTCCAAAAGTTCCGCTTGCTGCTCAGAGGTTAATAAAACATTGTTGATAGTGTAATCAGAAACAAGCATCCGATCTGTACTGACGATGAATTCATCCCGCAAAGCACGGGCGCGTGCCTGGATTTGTTCCGGGCTTTCTTCCACAACGGGAATATCAATCCAGATCGGAAATCCATCAGCTCCAATACCACGCAACTTCCCTTCTGGTGGCGTCGCGGAAAACTCGCTAAACACGCTATCTTCAACTTCGATTAAATCATTCGGAAGACTACCTGCGTTTACATAAGACTCCTTTAAAGCCACGGGATAAAAAGCATTATTTGCAGGGCTAAACCAATAGTTCATAACGCACTCCTTAGTTTGAGCCTCAGATCGTAAGTGCGGTTTCGTAAAATAATTATCTAGCTACTTTGTGTGAGTAATAACACAATATTTTGAGGTCAGTAGCCAACAGCGAACCAGTAAACGCTACGCTCAAAAGGTTGCTGCACGCCGTTCACTGTTCTGGCGCACAAGGCAAACGCGCTGGTTTTATCCCTGATAAATCCATTAGTCATAGTTACCATGCTCACATCAGCGGAATCAGTTGTATGTGCCATAGCGACCAGGCATAAACCACCTACGGGAAATGCTATTGGGAATTTAAAAGAATAATTACTCGCACCGGTTAAAAGCCCCCACTGCAACAGCATTTTTTTGCCACCAGAAACGGGAATATATAGCCAGCCATTAGCACCGATCTGTGCGGTGGCCGCCTCCATTTTTGCCGCTTCTCCCAAACGAAGGTATTCGATAATCCCATCGGCTGTCTTTCCAGACAACGTTGTCAGCGTGCTATCAAGAGGTTGTTTGCCTGCCAGCGCATTTGTCATGGTGGTTGCAAAGTTAGGATCGTTTCCTAACGCTGCAGCCAACTCATTCAGGGTATCAAGCGCCGCAGGTGATGAGCCAACAAGCGCAGCCAGAGCTGATTTTACGAAAGCAGTAGTGGCAATTTGCGTATTATTGACAGTCTGCGCAGCCGTGGGGGCTGTCGGCGTTCCGGTCAGGGCCGGGCTTGCCAGTGGGGCTTTGAGTGCAAGCGCGTTATTAATGGTGGTGCTGAAATTAGGATCGTTGTTGATAGCCGCAGCAATTTCTTTCAGCGTGTCCAGTGTAGCCGGGGCGCCATTCACTAGGGCGATCAGAGCCGCCTGCACAAACGCAGTTGTGGCAAGCTGAGTTGTATTGTTACCTGCAGGTGCAGTCGGGGCTTTCGGGGTGCCGGTAAACGTCGGGCTGGCCTTTGTCGCATATTGCGTATGCGGATCAGCTGCAGCAAGATGCGCCGCCATCAGCTCATCTACATACACCTTCAGTTCCAGCACCTTGTCATCCACATATTTTCGGGTAGCCAGCACTACGGACGGATCAATTTTCAGCGTAATGTTATCGGTGCTGCTGGTAATCAGTACCATGCGTACTGTCTGCGTGCGGCCGCTCCCTTCTGCCAGCTGCGGTTTGTAGCTCTCCGGGCAGTTTCCCACTGCGATCAGCGCGCCCGTTTCGTCAAACAGCCCAACCTCACGAATCCACCAACCGCCCTCAGTTTCAGGAATCACCTGCTCAGCAATAATCTGGCTGCTGTTCTGCGGATCGATGTAAAGCATGTTCAGGTCAGCGCGCCGCTTTTCTGAAACCAGCTTCGTCTGTTGTGCGCTGGGAGTTGGAAGCACGCCGCCGCCATCCCCCACCGCCATCTGGGTAATTTTCAGCGGCACACCGAGCGCGGCAGCGCTTGCCAGTTTCGCCGCGCCAATATCCGTCAGCAGGGTATAAAATTTTGCGCTCATGGGTTCACTCTCATTGTATCGATAACATGGACGGCGCCGCCCTCGTAGGCAGTGCCACCGGAAATGATGGTTTCGTTGATATACGGGTAAATTGTGATTTCTTCGCCGGTGTAAGTGGCTGCCCCAACGAAATATGGTCCGCTCGTCTGCAGGTTTATGGACATGCCGATCAGATGTCGACTGCAGGGTTTGGCGTCACCAATCAGGCGCTCCAGCTCCAGATAGGTTTCCTCGGTTATGCCCTGGTCCTGCACCCCGATATCCAGGCGAAACGTGCCCGGCGCCTCGCCGATCTGCCACCATTCAATAATGCGGATCAGAAAGCCGAACGGCTCCACCACACGCCGCACCGCGCTGGTTGTGCCTTTGTGCTGATGGATATAGAACGCATCCTGCACCACGCGGCGCTTTACGCTCTCCGCCCATCCTTCGTCCCAGCGATCAACCGAAAAGGCCCACGCCAGATACGGCAGAAACTTGACCGGGCATGTTGCAGGGTTCCATAAATCCCGCAGCGGCACCTGCAGATCGGAAATTCCGCTGCAGGTCTGAGCAAGTCGGCGCTCAAGCGCCGATGAACCAGGAGGAAGAAGGCTATTCATCCGTCCCCCCGTTGGTTACGCTCCATTCCGTACATGAAGCGGCTTGTGTCTTATCCAGCACCACATCAGCGAGCGGCGAGGCCAGTTCAACACGCTGCACACCTTCAACATGCAGCGCGGCATAAATAGCACTGCGGCGAATATCACGCCCCAGCCTCGTCTGGCTGGCGATATATTTCTGCAGGCTGGCTTTTGCCGCCTCCATCACCGGCTCAGCTTCTGGCCCCGGGTAAAGAAAGATCGTCGCATCCACGCTGTACGGAATAATTTCAGCGCTGCGCACCGTCAAACGGTCAGCAACCGGCCGCACGTTCTCACTGTTAAGCGCCTGTTCAACCACTGCCAGCAGATCCGCCGCTGCCGTTCCGTCACCCTCACGGCTCAGCACGGTAAGCACCACCTCCGCCGGTGCCGGGCTGGTTGCGCTGGCATCAGCCACTCGCCCGTCAGCGCTTTTAGCGTGAAACTCATAGGCCGCCGTCGGCCCCGCAACGGACAGCCCCTCAAATGCAGCAGGAACACGCAGGCGCAGCGCCTCATCACTTTCCATTACCGCTGCGACCGGCGGCACCGCGTCGTTATCCGCAGGAGTAACCGTCAGCCGCTTCACGTTGTAGTTGGCCGCCATCTGATCGAGATCGCCGCCAATGGCATAAGCCACCATGACCGCCTGCGCCGCCTCGTTAATGCGCTGGCGCAGGAGGATTTCACGATACGCATTTTCCTGCAGGAGCTTGGTCACGGGTTCAGACTCCAGCTCAAGCGTGCGCCTTACCGCGTCCTGCTCGTCTGCCGGATAAAGGGCCATAAACGCGGCTTTCCGCTCGTTTAGCAGCGTTTCAAAATCCGGCACATCCACTATCTGCGGGGCGGGCAGCTGAGAAAGGTCAATGACTGCCATTGTCTGCTCCTGTTGATACCGAAAGTGAAACCGGCGCACCGTTATCACGCTGCCCGGTAAGTTCAACCACCATCGAACCATCAAAACTGCTGTTTATGGTGATGGAATCCAGGGTAAGCCGTGGCTCCCAGCGACTCAGAGCCACATAGACCGCAGACATTACCTGCAGGCGTAGCGCCGGGTTCTGCGGCTGGTCTATCAGTTCAGACAGAAGCGAGCCGTATTCCCGCCGGGCAATGCGGCTCCCCTGCGGGGTCAGCAGAATATCCCGGACCGACTGGCGCAGGTGATCCGTGTCGGTAATGGCCCTGCCGTTGCCCTGACTCATGCCGATATACAGCGTCATACCGGACCTCCCGAAGTATCACCGCCGGACTTAACGCCGGTATGACCGTGTTTATCGACTACGATCCCGTTAGAACTCATGGCGCCGCCGCCCTGGGTGACGCCACCATTGATCACTACTTCGCTGTTTATGCGCGTGTTGCTTGCTTCCACCACAAATTCCCCCGTTTTCAGGGTTATGTTATCTGCAGCCTCGATCACCATGGATTTGATGCCCCGCACATACCAGCGGCCGGTCGCGGGTTCATATTCAAACCAGCCACCGTCCGGGTATTCTGTTACGCAGGCGTCCACGGAGTCCGACGGCGGCGCGAACTGGTTGGAATAGATCGCAGGTAAGGCAAAAGCGGTTTCCAGATTGCCGCCCATACTCAGCACCACCACCTGCTCATCCGGCGACGGGCACCACCATGTACGGGCACCACCTGCGCGCAGTGTCAGCCAGTTAATCCAGTTGGTTTCAAGCTCGCCCACTTTCACCCGGCACAGCCAGTTTTCCCGGTCCACTTCGGTTACGGTGCCGGTGCGGATCAGGTTGGTGATAAGGCGCATGATTTCGGTTAGTTGTGTATTCATTTAGCTACACTGCCAATATACAGATATCTTCGATAGTTTTAAGGTTTGTGTTATAAATGACACAAAGTTACTAAACCTGTGAGTAGGACTATGATTAATCTAGAACCTGACGAGTCGATAAAAGTATTAGCCACCTTAGAAAAAAGGGTAAAACATTCACGACTCGCTACCTATTACATTATTTCGCTTTCATTGCTTACCCTAATAACCTTATGTTCAGCATTCATTTTCATCTATAGCAAGGAACATCAAAACAGAGGCATCAATGAGTTCACACTAGCAATAAAGGAAGCTAGCGAAGCCGCAAGGTCCTTTACTAATTTCAATAGAGAGTTAAGGGGAATACAGGACGAAATTCAACGTAGCGGATTAGTTCCTAATGAAAATCGCTCATCATTTGAAAATAACATTAAAGAAGCCGTAAGCATTGCCACCCCTTATTTAATTTTCTTTACAGCAATTATCTTCATAGCTTACATACTCCGACTAATAATCATCTTCATTAAATACAACATGCAAATGACTAATGATTATGAAAACCAAAGAATTTCATTTCTCATTTCAAATGGTTCCTCTGCTGAATTTAAAGAGCTCATAAGAACACTAAGAGATCACAATATTAGTTTTGAAAAAACACCTAACCTACCTCAAGAAAAATTAGTTCATGAGTTGATAGAGCTAGTACGCACGGCAAAAAAATAAAAATTTAATATGCTAACCAGTTAAGGAGAATGTCATAGGTGACGGTTTCCACCTCATCATTGACGCCCAAAAGACGGCGTGCCGGGTACCGGGCCTCCGGGCCGTTGCGTCTGACTCGATCACGCAGACCATAATGGTGAACACGGGCGATGCGCTGGACTTTCCCATCAAACTGCACGCTGGCAGAGTCCGCAGTGGCTGCGGTTTTCAGGTATTTAGTGGTGCGCAATTTGGCGAACATCTGGCGCTTGATGCGCCCCTTTTTACTTCTGGCCGTCACCCGGCGCGGCTCAAAGGTGGTGCCGTCTGGATTGCGCTGCAGCCTGATATTTTGCTGTTGCGACCGGCGCAGCTCCTGCGCCAGTTGTCGCATCATACGGTTGCGGGCTGCCGGTTCCAGATTCGCCAGCAGGGCCGCCAGCCAGTCATCCACCCTCTGCAGGTCATCCACGTTTCACCGTCCACATTTCTTCGGGTACGTCGGGTTCCGGCACCGCTTCAACGCTCGATACGGTGCCGTCTGTGCTGACAATCACGCGCTCCGTGAGCTGCAGATTGAGGCTGATATCACACAGATCGTTGCTCAGGATATCGACGTCAAAGGTAAAAAGTTTTTCGCGCAGCTCCGGGTTGTTGATAGCGTCCGGTTGATTGGTCATTAACCAGAGCAATACGGGCGCCATCACTAAATTCTGGTTGCCGCTAAAGTCTTCAATCACCACGTTCAGGGTGTAGCGATATTCCCATGACATTGAACGGGCGCCGGTTGCGACCAGCGAACCGTTATCAACAAAAAGGTGCAGTTTGTCCGGGTTGTCACGGACATACGCCACCGATTTATTCAGGGCGTTGCGTAAGGACTGCGGCTTGTTCACTGTCTCGCTCCTGACACGCTATGATCGTGTCCACTTTGTCGGCACATACTGCCCAGGCGGCCTCAGTCTCATCCAGCACCTGGTTCAAATCCCCATTACTGCGCGGCGCTGACCTGTCCAGGCGGCATTGCGTCACTTTTGGACAACCACTCACGGTAAGCTGCACCTCCGGCGAGGGCCGGGCGCTCCCGCAGCCGGATAATGTCAGCAGGCAAAGGAGTGTCAGCCCAGCGGCGTAAATCCTCGTTTTCACGTTTTAGCTCCTCGATCCGGCGCTGGCGACTCCGCAACAGCGAGGAAGTCTCCTCCGCTGCAGCATAAAGTTGCATCTGCGCCCGGCTGTTGGTTTCGGTAAGAATGGACAGGCTGATGAGCTGGCTGTTTTTCTTCGCCAGCTCCTGCTTGTTCTTTTTAAGCGCCTCAGCCTGCGTCCCGATGGTGTGACCGGCATTGTTAAGCCGCCATGACTGCCAGCCCAGCAGTGCCAGTACCAGAGCTAGGATCACCGCCAGCGCGCGCGTCATGCCCCTGCCCCTTTAAGGCACCAGGCAAGCTCACGGGCGCGCCTGTTTTCCAGCCCTTTATTCCGTTGACCATTTACATAAACCCAGCGGGGGAGCTGGTTGCACGCCTGCCACCACTGCTGGCGATTGATGTAAGAAACCATTGTTGACCGGCAGATTGCCCCCGTTCCGACATTAAAACCGATACTGATCAGGGCATCGTAAACATGCTGAGGTGGCTTAACCTGCAGGCAGGCTTCAATCCTTTTTTCCGTCAGCAATACGTTATTAATCAGCCCCTGCGCGGCCTGTCGCTCCGTTATGGTTTTGCCCGGCACTACCCCGGACGTATTGCCGATCCCGTCAGTCCAGACCCCGGCGCTGCACTGGTATGGCTGCAGGCGGCACCCTTCGAAATCAGCAATCAGTTTCAGCCCCTCGACGGAGGTATGAAGCGACTGAAAACCCGGCAGCGTGGCGGCAATCGCCAGCACCGCGCCGACCAGGCAACGCTTAACGATTGAAGGACTCATATTCCCCCCTGGATATTCTGCCGTCCCGCAGCAGCTGGTAGGCTTTCCAGCGTAAATAACAGGTCACCGCTGCAGTAATAATCCCCAGCGCAAGACCGGTAATGGTCGACACATCTTTAAGAGACAAATCGCCGAGCCATGCCAGAAGCAGGGCAACGCAGTAAGTGATAAAGGCGCTGATTCGTTCAAGCGTCATAGTTCAGTCCCATAACTGGACAGTCTGCGCAGTGGTTGACGCCGTAATGTCCGGCAGCTCCACCTGCAGCCCGTGCGGTAAAAAGGGGCCATATTCAGCCAGCCCCGGATTCGCCTGCAGCACCTGTTCAGTGACTCCCTGCGTGCGCCCGTAATGGCGCCAGCAGAGCGCGTCCACCGTGTCATACTGATGCGCACGCACTTTCATCAAATCAGCTCCACCGTCATATGCGGCATATCGCGCAGGCGGGACTCCGCCCAGCGCACATCGCGCCACAGCTCGCCTAAGGTTGTTTCGATATCTTCAGCTTTCTTGCTTCCGTCGCCGGTTGCGTCAAAATCGCGATAGCGCTCAACCAGGTTTGCTTTTGCCCAGCAAAACACCGCACGGCGATACAGCATGAGCCGCTGGCTTTCGCCGTCGATCACATCAGCAGGGACGTCGGCCAGGCTCGCATACCCCTGCGCCCGTTGTTTCTCGCGGAACTCATAAAGATCGGCGTTAACTTCAGCAATCGCTGTCAGCAACGCCAGACGCAGGCGTGGATCGGTGACACTCCCATCCATGCGCATATCACGGCGGAACTCTGAAACCCTGACATCAGGCCAGAAACTGGTGTTTTTAATAACGTCCTGGGTACTTTCCCCGGCCTGTTCCGGCGAAACGAATTGCATATTTCTGGCACTCCCAAATAGTTGGGCGGTGGACGGGGTTTTGACGCGGCATAAAGCCTGTCGCCACCCCGTGCCGCCCCGCGCGTTGGCACGATTCGTTAAGCCGACATTGCCTGTCGCAATCGGCTTTCAAGCTTGTTGATTTCGGTTTTGACGCCAGAACTGTTATCCAGCTGCAGGGCACGCTTCAGATGGTTAAGTGCCGCCACTGCCTGATCGTTATCCCGCAGCGCGTAGCCCATCGCCTTATGAAGTCGGGCGCGGGACTGATCCGGCATATCCTGACCTTCAACGATATCGAGCACCTGGGTAAGAATGGCGGCATTGAATGATTCACCGGCAGAAAAAGCGCGCATTGCCGCGTCGGCAAACTCTTCGGCAACAGCGGTCCCGCAGGTCCGGTTGAACCGCTGCGGCAGGACCCATCCGTGTTTAATGGCATGACGGGCAATGTCCAGCGCGCCGGTATAATCTCCGGCATCAATGCGCCAGATCATGACGTACATCGCCACGTCGTCCTGGCCTGACGCGTCAGCATCCAGCAAACCGGCAATCCATGAGGCATAAGCGGGAAGAAACTCACGTTTGAGCTGAGCCTTGCGCTCATTTGACTGGACGGTTTTAAGGCGCCTGCGGTGTTCTGTCAGCTGTAACAGCATCTGGTTATAACCCGTCATACTGGCTTTACTGCCGCCCTGCCGGGCGGCATCCTGTGCCTGTACATACTGAGTGTGAGCACGGAACGGATTCATTTATCACGCTCCGGCGCCAGTGCCGCCCGTATTCTGAGCATCAAGCGCGCCCTGCACTGCAGCAGCAACGATGGTCTGAATATTTTCAGCCGTCAGCGCCGCGCCCGGATTGCCGTCTGCCTGCGCTGGTAACATCTCGATGTTCTCAACCAGGCAAACGCCGTCGTAATCTTCGACAACATACGCCTCGTTAACGGATTCGTAGTTCTCCACGCGGTCACGCTTCGGATTGTCGATAACCGAACGACGACGGGTACCGGCTTGCCAGTAAATAGACAGGTTATCCAGACGGGTGATCAGCATGGCGTTAGCCGGGAAGAACGGCGCGCGAACGGCAGGGAGGTTGCCGATACGCTTCTGGCTGATGATGAGATCGGCCGCCATCGCTTCGCTGTTTGGCTGGTCGCGGTTGACGATCGGGAAATATTTATCCGCCAGCAACTGGCGCCCGACGATAACCACAAGCTCTGTATCTTCCTGATACCACGGCGCGATTTTCTCATTCACGGCGCCCATAACCAGCGCGTCCAGATTCAGGAAATCGCCGCCTTTACCGACACGGATAGTCTGAGAAACCACCTCGCCCTCGGACACAATTTTGTCCAGAACCTGAACGGGTTTCTCCTGGCGGATTTTCTCCAGCCAGCCAATATTCACATCCTGCAGCAGCGGATAGGTCTTGCGGTCTGACGTTTTTTCACGCTTCACGCCGTTGAAGCCGATCATGATGCGGTCAAGCGCCTGGCGAATAATGATGGCGTCACGGATGCGCGTCTGGAAGTCCTGGAATTTAGCCCACAAATCCAGTTTTGCATAAGGCAGCGCCGTATCAGAGTTAGTCTGGGTACACTTGTACCCTTCACCGTCGATGTAGGTCGGATCAACGGGTTCACGGTCTTTCTGGGTGGTATCAGTATTTCCGGCGATACTGGCGCCAATCCCCAGCCCCAGACGTTCGCCGGACTGCTCATCAACCGGGATAATGTTGATTTTCTGCAGGAACGAGGAAGACTCCTGGATTTTCGTTTCCAGCGTCTGCGCAACGGACGGCTCTGCCGTATATTTTGAGGTGATACCGCTCACAGGCACGCCATTAAGTGTGGCGAGCTGCGTCAGATAGCCGTTGAATTTAAAACGTGTCTCTTTTTTCATTGTGCTTTTGCTCCGTCAGCAATCGGTGGTTTGTTCTGCGCCGTTATTGCCGGTCGCATTAGGGCGGCGTTCGCTGCGGCTGTCCTGAGTGGAAAGCTGCTCACGCAGGGTGGAGAGTGCGCTGGTTGTCTCATCAACAACCTTCTGCATATCGCTCAGCTTGTTGCTGAAATCGGTTTGATGGGTGCTGACCTGCTCCGCCAGCGTCTGATGCTCACGCGCGATGGTTTCAACAGCCTGATTCACATCAGCAAAGCGGGCGTTATCATCGGCGCCTTTGCGGGACAGCAGCTCTTTCACGCGGGTAAACAGGCTGGTTTTTTCCGGCACGTCCTCAAACTCAATGAGCGTTTCAACAGCAGCGGTAAACAGGTTGTCTTTATCCAGCTTGCGGCGCGCCAGGGGGTTATGTTCTGCGCTGGCGCTGAACTGCAGCATTTCAGTGCCGAGGCTTGCCGGATCGTCAGTAATCGCCAGGCCAACCAGATAAGCAGAGCCGGTATCGGCAAAGCTGGTGTTAACTTCCATTGAGGTGAAAAGCTTCTGCCAGTTGCTGGTCATCGTGACCAGATCGTCAGTCGGGGCAATCCAGCCATACAGCGCCATTTTCCCGGACAATGCCCCTTCGGTAATTTCTTCCGCTTCCAGCTTTTCCACCATGCCAAAACGACGGAAGGGCCCATCAGGAGTAAAGCCCTTGATGTGCTCCATATTGATCAGCGCGGTGTATACCTGCGGGTTATAGCTCGCTGCCATCTGGGTGAGCCATTCACGCTCAATAACGCGCCCGTCAGTAGTGGCCCCTTCGACCCCAATACGAAAACGCTTAGATTTTTTTGCCATCGGTCCGGCTCCGGTTAGTTAGTTCGTAACACGTTCAGAGCCTTATGTTTGCGGTGATGGGCGCATGTAAACAACGCGTTGGGCTTGTGCGAACTCCCACACAATGCGAAGCCGGGGAAAGTGCTGATTTGAGGCCGTATGTTTGTGCCATGACAACACTGACCCCCGCAGACCTCGATCCCCGTCGTCAGGCAATGCTGATGTACTTTCAGGGATACCGCGTAGCCCGCATTGCTGAAATGCTGGGCGAAAAAGTCGCAACCGTTCACAGCTGGAAAAAACGCGATAAGTGGGGCGAATATGGCCCACTGGATCAGATGCAGCTCACCACCGCCGCACGTTACTGCCAGCTCGTCATGAAGGAGCAGAAGGAAGGAAAGGACTTTAAAGAAATTGACCTGCTGGCGCGTCAGTCCGAACGACAGGCCAGAATCGGCAAATTTAACAATGGCGGGAATGAAGCAGACCTGAATCCGAACGTGGCGAACCGCAATAAAGGTCCGCGCAAGCCGCCGGAAAAAAACCTGTTTACCGACGAGCAGATCGAAAAGCTGGAAGAGATTTTCCGCGCCGGTATGTTCGAGTACCAGCGCCACTGGTGGGACGCTGGCATCAAGCACCGTATTCGCAACCTCTTAAAGTCACGCCAGATCGGTGCAACCTACTATTTCGCCCGTGAAGCGTTGATAGACGCGCTCACCACGGGGCGAAATCAAATATTTCTGTCAGCGAGTAAAGCGCAGGCGCACGTTTTTAAACAGTACATCATCGACTTCGCAAAAGAGGTGGACGTTGAACTGAAAGGCGATCCGATGGTGCTGCCTAACGGCGCGTGTCTTTACTTCCTCGGTACAAATGCCCGTACCGCGCAGAGCTATCACGGCAATCTGTATCTTGATGAGTATTTCTGGATACCGAAATTCCAGGAGCTGCGCAAGGTGGCCTCCGGTATGGCGCTGCACAAAAAATGGCGCCAGACCTATTTCTCAACACCTTCCAGCCTGACGCACAGCGCCTACCCGTTCTGGTCTGGTGCCCTATTCAATAAAGGGCGCCCGAAAGCCGACAGGGTAGAATTTGACCTCTCTCACAGCAGCCTGGCGCACGGCGTTTTATGTCCTGACGGCCAGTACCGCCAGATAGTCACCATCGAAGACGCAGTAAACGGCGGTTGTAACCTTTTCGACCTGGACCAGCTGCGCCTGGAGTACAGCCCGGACGAATACAACAACCTGCTGATGTGTCAGTTTGTTGACGACCTGGCGTCCGTGTTCCCGCTGGCGTTGCTGCAGTCCTGCATGGTTGACAGCTGGGATGTGTGGGACGATTTCGAACCGCTTTTACTGCGTCCGTTTGCATACCACCCTGTCTGGATTGGCTATGACCCGGCAAAAGGAACGCAGAACGGTGACAGCGCCGGTTGCGTGGTCATTGCGCCTCCCGTCGTCCCCGGCGGTAAATTCCGCATCCTTGAGCGTCACCAGTGGCGCGGGATGGACTTTCGCGCCCAGGCCTCAGCGATTGAGGAAATCACCAGACGCTACAACGTGACCTACATCGGCATTGACTCGACCGGCGTTGGCGATGGCGTTTACAAAACGGTTAAGCAGTTCTTCCCTGCTGCGCGTGAGTTTGTCTACAACCCGACCGTTAAAAATGCCCTGGTGCTTAAAGCCTACGACATCATCAGCGGGCGCCGTCTGGAATTTGACGCGGGGATGCTGGATATCGCGCAGTCCTTTATGTCCATTCGCCGTTCAACCACCGCCAGCGGCAACCGGCCAACCTACGAAGCAGCCCGCACAGAGGAAGCCAGCCACGCGGATTTAGCCTGGGCAACCATGCACGCACTTTATAACGAACCACTGGCAGGAGCTTCCGCCAGTACCAGCAACATCGTGGAGATTTTTTAATGGCTAACCGCAAAAACCGCAGCAAGGCACCGCGCGGCCAGACCGCCACCGATACGGCCAACATGGTCAGTAATGCACATGCGGAGGCGTTTACGTTTGGCGATCCAATCCCCGTGATGGACCGCCGGGAGTTGTTTGATTACCTGGAGTGCGTGCAGGTAGACCGCTGGTACGAACCACCGATCAGCATGGATGGCCTGGCGCGAACTTACCGCGCCGCCGTGCATCACTCCAGCGCTATTCAGGTAAAACGCAATATTCTTACCAGTACCTTCATCCCTCACCGCTGGCTGTCTAAACAAGCCTTTTCACGGTTCGCCCAGGACTTTCTGGTATTCGGTAATGCCTACCTTGAAAAACGCATGAACCGGTTAGGGCAGATCATGGAGCTACGCGCCTCGCTTGCCAAATATACCCGTCGTGGCATTGACCCGGACACCTACTGGTTTGCACAGTATGGCTACAACTCACAGCCCTATCAGTTCGATGAGGGAAGCGTGTTTCACCTGATGGAACCCGACGTTAACCAGGAGCTTTACGGGATGCCGGAATACCTCTCCGCCATTCCCTCCGCCCTGCTGAATGAATCGGCCACGCTGTTTCGCCGTAAGTATTACCTAAACGGTAGCCATGCTGGTTTTATCATGTACATGAGCGATCCCGCCGCCGATCAGAAAGACGTGGACAACATACGCGAAGCGCTGAAAAAATCGAAAGGGCCAGGCAACTTCCGCAACCTGTTTATGTACAGCCCGAACGGCAAGAAAGACGGCATTCAGATCATCCCGCTGTCAGAAGTCGCAGCGAAAGACGAGTTTCTTAACATCAAGAATGTGAGCCGTGATGACATGCTGGCAGCTCACCGCGTGCCGCCGCAGCTGATGGGGATTATTCCAACGAATACCGGCGGGTTTGGCGATGTGGAAAAAGCGGCGCGCGTTTTCGTTCGCAACGAACTTACCCCCCTGCAGGGCCGTATCACAGAAGTTAACGAGTGGCTGGGTGATGAGGTGATACGCTTTGACCCCTACCTGACCGATGAAGACTGACGCTCAGCCGACAAACCTTTAATATTAACCGCCCTTCTCCGGGCGGTTTTTTATTCCCTTACGCCCTGCCCCACCATCAGAGCGCCTCAGCGCCTCGCTGAGCGCTCCTACACTTTCGCCACCTGGCAGCTCACGACGAAACGCAGCGCCTCACCACGACGCAGGCGCGCACGACCAGCCCCAAAAAATGACCATGCCCGCCAGACATTGAGGCCCCAAAACCGCGATTAACCCCAAAACCGCGCGCTCGTAGCCCCGCCACGCCTGCCCGCTTTATATAGTGGTTTTCATGCGCCTGCATGACATAAGAAAAAGCCCGCCATTCCTGGCGGGCTTCAGCTAAAACGATCCTCAAACGATCATGCGGATTCATGCAGCATGATTATGCACCTACTGGCATTCAACGAGTAGGTAGACCAGCGGCCTTGCTTGAGTACCATTTTTTTTGGCTACAAAGGCATTGAGCTTTTTAGCCTTAGCACTGGCCTTGACTACCTTGCAATGGACTTTGTTTACATACCCCAATCTTCCTGCAGTATGCATAACCGCAACTGCATCGTTGTCATGTGGGTTATCCGGCTCTGCAACAAATTCCACAGGGTCACCAACTTGAACCAACGAGAGGTCCAAGCCTTCTTGGTAGCGAGTACCAGCGACCTCTAACAGTAGCTCACAACTACGCTCAAAAACTGAGGCATCGTTAATCAAACTGAATCCATCAGCAGGAGACTTGGCACCGGTATAGCCAAGCAACGCAAAATCAGAACCAGGAAAATCAGTAGGTAAAAGATGTTGAGCCAGATACTCAGCAAAATCCTTACGTTTCCTTGGCGGCAATCGGCGTAAAAACGGTTCAAGCACGTTATTAGTGTGAACTTGCGACTTGAATTGAAACGCTGGATGCCCTTTAAAACCTCTTTCGATAGCCGCATTGAAATCAGCAGTCTCGAAGTTGTACGTGAAGGTGTATTGATCACCCTCATTCCGATCAATATACCCTACGACATAACGAGAACCACCACCTGCAGGTTGCCATGTAAGCCACAACCGCAATGGCTCGACAATGTGATTGATAGTTCGCATGTTAGTTATTAGTTTTAACCTCATATGTCGGCGTCTTAACAGTCTGATCACCCACTCGGCTCTCGCTGAAGAAAGCGCCCCTTCTCCTGCATCTATGTCCGTGAGCGCGCGTATTTTGCCGCAAAGATCATCGATATTAAAGCTTAGTCGCTCATTAATTAGTGGCAACATTGCCGGTTCACGAGCTAACTCTTGAATTGATTGCAGATGCCCAAGCCTAGCCCTGGTATCCGTTCTTGTACATCTGAGATGGTGATTCCCTTTCTGGATATAATTATCAAGAGCTTTACAATCCCATGCCGCAACCTTATCAGGAAACCTCTCATGCCCTAAGCTGGTTCCGTTATCGAAATAAGGTGAAAGCTTGCCCGTTGAGACTATCTTTCCAGTCAAATCACGCAGAGTTTTACCATCAGCATCTTTATGAATAGTGAACACAAACCCCCAATTTTCCTGGTGCCGATCACTATTTCCAATGAGAGAATCCAGCAAAAACATATCGCAAAGCCAACGGTTCCAATCAGTATGGATCACCCCATGGATGCTCAGCGTCCTGCAAATCACTCTCAAATCTTCAACATTATGATGTCTGCCTGATTCATCATCGAACTCCTTGTTCAATACATGAAAAATATCGGAGGCATGGATAAAATGTTCATAATCTTTATCGTAGAACCACTCAAGAAGCGCACCATACTCTCTTGAACCTGACTCATTTACCCTTACCGCAGGAATGGCTTTTGGAATTTCTACTCCCATAGCACAGCCGACTACGTAAGCAATGGTTTCCATCCAAAATTGGTCGGGGTATGCATCTCTGGACAGTTTGAAGAGATATGGCCAATTTGGCTTGACCCCTTCAACTTCCTGCCATGGAGACCAAAGCATTTTTTTGTCCCTTGCGCCAATAGGGAAGATACCGTGTTCATCATCCCTGCGCCAATCGCTTACATCAATCAGCTGCATAGCCATTTCCTAGCCTTTAAGTGCCCGATAAGCAATAGAAACACACTCAATTTGATAGAGTGCATCTGAAAGTGCGTTGTGGTGTACACCTTCACGGACAGCCAATTTAAGAGGATCAATGTTTTTTAAGCATTTAGCTAAGTCCACAATGGTCCTTACATCACGATCATTTCTGAACCGCCAAGGCAACGAAGCGTCAATATTTTTATACGCTTGGGCCAGTATAGCGTTATCAAAAGAAGGGCCGTTCCCCCAAACTTTCACGTTTTCTGAGTTTCCTTCACCTTTGATAAAGGCATCTAAATCCTGCAAAACACGGTCAAGAGAGGTAGCGCTTGGATCAGAGAAAATCTTACGAGCCTCATCAGACTGAGACATCCACCATGCAAGCGTGGAAGGCTCCACTTGCCCATGAGAAAGTGCTGACTTCAAGTCCACAACGCGATAGAACGTTTTTCCGACACTACCATCTGTTTCAAAAAAGGCTGCTGCAATAGAGATTATCGGGGAAGATACAGAAACGCCTAACGTCTCCATATCTATCATAATGTTATCCATGGTATCCCTCGCGACTAATACCTCAATATATCAATAAATTATAAACGAATGGTATCAATGAATGCAGAATCTATGAGCTAGAGATGAACATTTACGTTACTAACGCCTCGCTATGCTCGTTGTTCAACCTTGCCGACGGCAGAATCAAGTACTGCCGCCCGCAACGTTTCTCAGTGCAGCCAGCTGTCGTCCTCCCAGACCTGCTGTAAAATTTCCATTACCCGCTTTTTATCTTCGTCCAGTTTCAAGCCGCTTAGCTCCAGGCCGTTAGCGCTTCCCTTACGTATGCGGATTGCCGTTTTTGGATAGAGAGGGCGCAAATTTCGGTAAAGCTCGGATTCAAGGGCTTCCAGTGTTGCCTGGCTTATCTTCTGCTCTTTATCGATCATTATTTCAATGCGCATAAAGCCCCCCTTAGTTGATAACGTCCATCGCCTGGCCGTAATCATGGTTCCGAATTTTCGCCATCAGCTCGTCCGTCAGTTCCGACACCCACTGGATCGCAAGGCGTTTCTCTTCTTCGCTACACTCACTAGCCGCTACAAGCTTGATAAAGAAATCAATACGCTGGAGTTTCAACGACTCCAAAAGATAGTCCTGCATTTTCCCTCCTATCCTCACTACGGGATAAACCAACCAGCATCCCCAGGAAGAGATGCTAATGACTGTATGCATATCCACTGTTTATATATACAGTATAGAAGGATTTCGGGGTTGTAAAATATTTTTTATCAATCAATCAGATGAGTCTGTTTGCTGAGGTTAATCATTAACTTCACTCAGCGCCGTCATTATTGCCAGTCGCTCGGCATGGGGCAAAGCTGCGAACTTTTCGCGCCAGCGCTTCGCCTTGCGTTTGATGCGCTCCCTGTCGTTGTAATCCTTACCCGCAAAGGTGTGCGAGTAGGCTCGCCCCTCTGGGTAATTCATCCAGATTTTCTCTGTGCGCACACCGCCGCGAGTCATGGCCTGAAATTCTTTCTGGCGCCAGCCCATTAACAGTTCGTCATAAAGCGCTGATGGGTAGCCGGACAAAATCACACTGACATTTTTTGGCAGGCTTTTAAGGCAGGCCAGCAGCCGCTCATGATCGGCAACGGTATATTCATTGCGATAACGCGCGGCACTGGTGCGCGTTTCATGCAGATAGGGAGGGTCTGCGTAAACCAGCACACGACCAGCGGAGAAAAAATCGAAGCCCCTTAAAAACTGCACCGCATCGGCAACATCGATAAAAAGGCTATCGCCCACGGCATCAAGGAAATCAGCATTGCCCTGGCAGAACGCCTCAGCCGTCAGGGGATCAATATCAATGCCCCAATTGCGGCGGGCCGGTGGCTTACGCAACATAACAGCGCCACCGCCCAGGTGAGTCTCAATGTAGGTCTCATGCGGCGGCATTTCTGCAATAATCTTTTGAAAAACACCGCTTGCGGCCTTGCTTCCCAGATAGGTCATTTCTGTTTTCCTCAACTCCTGATTTCGTTTTAATTCACCTGCAGCACAGTCGAAAATGACGTTACTCGATGAATGGCCAGCACTGTCATTTCTGACGGTGAAGCGCTCAATTCGGTACCACACCGTTAGACCTGACCATGTTGATCACGGGCTATTTCCGCGCTGTAAATGCACGCTTCATTCGGTTCAAAAGTTCATCCGCCTGCTGTTTAATCTCCACAATCTGGGACGGCAGACGCTGAACACCTGCCGCAGTACGGTTACGGACAGTAAGGCGTCCTTCATCAACCGTTAACACCTGATCGCCAAAGGCAACCACCGCTCCGGAAATCAACGAACGGACCATTCCGGCACTGGCATCCACTCCACGCAGAGCCAGCAGCTCACTAATTTGCTTTTCCTGCTCCGTCATAGAGCTGGTCTTTGGCCTCACTTTTATGCGCTTGTTAGTTACCCTTGCCGCTTCGCTCAGCCGCTGCGCTATCACCCGTTTTTCTTTTCGGGATAAAGAGCCAATATCCGCCCAGCTGGCACAGTCATTCATGACCGTGCCGCCAGGATCGGCGCATTTTTCAACCTCCCGCGGCTCCCGCGTACAGTTATTGACAGAACTCCGAGGGGCGGCGGGGCCGCCTGAAAAATCAAGGTCAAAACAGGAAACGCCGTCGGCCTGACGTTTCGGCACAATTTTGTATTTGGTAGTGCGCGTATGAATCATCGATTCCGGCCCACGGATCGGAGAGTAAATGCCGGAAATTTTGGAGACGTCATCCCCGTAAAGGTTGCCGTTTTCGGTGACTTCATAGCTGAGGCGCACGCGCAGAAGATCACGGGGAACCAGCGGGCCACCCTGAGCACTCACGTACAAATCCCACGCGCTGCTGTCAGCGGCCTGACGCACTGGCTCAATTTCGGGGTGCAGGACCAGCTCACGATCACCGAGGCGGCGCAATTCACGCCACACTGTTACCGGTGCGCCGCCTATCTGCTGGAACTGACGGATCGCCCAGCGAGACGCCCAGGCACTTACGCGGCGCGCCATCTCTTTCAGAGGCTTGCCGGTTTCATCATCCAGATCGTCATCAAGCTGATAGCCATCAATATTTTTTGAAATGTATTTGGCGATATAGCCCGTAGCGCTGCCCTTCTCTTTCTCGATGGGTTTCATTTCGAAGCGGTTTTCAGCGGCGCCAGGCTCATTCCCATCCTCACGCATGGCATGCTTACGAAAGATTGTTGTTGCCGGTTCGATATGCTCCGGGCGCATGAAAAGCAGGAGGTGCCAATGCGGGGTTTCGTCGTGGTGAGGCTCAACAACGCGAAAGCCAAACACGCGAATACCATTGCGCAGCCAGGCCGCACGCGTGCGCGCCCATACTTTGCAAAGATATTTCTGCGTTTCACGCGGTGACGCGCCGCTGTATTTGTTGTTCCGGCGCCCGTCGTACTGCATTGAGTGATATTTGGATGGAGCGGTAAGCGTGAAGAACGCCCCGGCCAGCCCGGCCTCATTCGCTAAATCTTCGAACCCACGCATACGCGCCATCAGCTCACGACGACGGTTAGCTGGGTTGGCAACGCTGCCGGCCACTTTATCAATCAGCGATACACGTTCTCCGGTGTCCTCATCTTCCAGCTCCATCGCTTTTAGAAATTCGCGGTTGGCTTTCTTTTGCGCCGTCCACTCCTGTAAACATGGGTCACTGCAGTACGGTGCGGATTTTTTGTGTACATACCCGGCCGCAACCATCAGATGTTCACGCCAGCGAGCGTGCATACGGCGCAGACGATTAAGCCACCACTGCGGAGACTGCAGGCGGGCCACTGCTTTCAGCGCGTCTTCCGCCTCCAGCTCTTCTTTGCAGTAGGCCGTCCAGCACGGAACCGGTGTTTTGAGGTGATTGGCAAGAAACCCCATGCGGCCATAACCTGACAGGGTGGCGAAATGCGGATCGGACGTGCGGGCCATCTGGAAATCAAACTCGCGGTTAAACTCGCTACCCAACAGGTCAGCAAGATTATGCGCCAGCCGTTTCAGCTCTTTTTTTCCAGCCCAAAGCAGGCGCCAGAATTGTTCACGCAAAGGCAACAAAGCCGCAGGCATCACCCCCTGCGGCAGATACTGCTCATTGACCTGATCTATACGACTCAGAACGAATCGCTCAAAGGTATTGATAAGCCAGGCATCAGCCGCTTGCTTGCCTTTACGGTCTACCTGTTCAAGTTTTTGAGCATACATACGGCGGACAAAATGAGGCAGCGAAGCCAGACGACGACGAACCGCCCGGCCCCGTTCTGGTGCTTCATCCGCTTCTGCCAGTTCGGCAATCGACAAACGCTTGCGATTACCGTCCGGCGTCAGATACATGATCCCCGGCGCCGCATCGGCTTGCTTAAAACCGCCGATTGCAGGACGCGGGGCATTCCATGCGTAGGGGAAAACGGTGTCAGACATTCTGACACCCCATAATGTAAGCACGAATAAACGCCGTTGCCCTCACGCCTGCACCTCATACTTCACGCTGCAGTCAGGGCCGGTTGCAGGATCAAATCCAAGCCAGTGACACGATTTGGAGGTAGCAATGATTTCCACGGCAGACTTACCGTCACCAGCCGCAACGCCCATACTGCGGTTTGCGGTAAGGCTGTGATGGGTGAAATTCCGATAAAGGGAGCGAGTAAGTGAGGTGTCACTGTTTGAAACGATGACCGGATGGCCTTCTGTCGAGCGGCGCTCAAGAATAGACGCCAGACGATACTGATCGTCCTCTGTAAAACCGGCAGTGTGGTAATTACTAAAAGTCCCGTCATAAGGAGGGTCGCAATAAATCACATCGCCCGCCTGCAACAAAGACAACGTTTCTTCGTAGTGAGCGCAAACAAAGGTGGCTCGCTTCGCTTTCTCAGCAAATGCGCGGATTTCACTCTCAGGAAAATACGGCTTTTTATAATTACCGAAAGGGACGTTGAATACACCGCTTAGGTTGTAGCGGCATAACCCACGATAACAATGGCGGTTTAGATAAAGAAAATATACAGCGCGGTGCAGTCGGTCTAATTGCGGATCGTGGTTAAACGCTTCACGCACACGATAATAATTTTCAGCGACAATAAAACTTTCAAAAACCGCCTTAGCAAGATTAATAAAGTTTTCTGTATCTTCTGCAATAGTACGGTACAGATTAATTAAATCTGGATTGATATCTGCGACAAGATAATGAGGATAGTCTGTTGCCATCATCACAGCGCAGGAACCAGCGAAAGGTTCAACCAATCGCGGGCCAGCGGGAAGGTGTTTTTTCAGTTCGGACATAATGGCGGTTTTGTTTCCCGCCCATTTCAGGATAGTGCTCATACAACACCTCCGTTGTAGTGCTTGCCTTTAAGTTCTGCGATTTCCTGACAGGTCACACAGCACTGCACGCCGGGAATAGCGCGGCGGCGAGCTGGCGGGATCGGAGCATCACACTCCGCACAGAGAACACGGGAAACGCCCGGCACTTTGGCGCGGGCATTGTTGATATGGCGCTCACGATCTTCCTGTTCGCGCAGCTGGGCGAGGTCCATTGAATCAGCCATTAATGCAGCTCCTGCGCTTCGTTCTGGATGCGTACCGCTTCAACACGAAGCAGTTCGGCCGCCTCGATATGGCTCAACTGACGGGAAACGATGCGCACGGCCAGACTATCCAGACGAGCCGCCATTGCATCAGCGCGGCAACGGCGCTCATCCAGGCGCGTTTCATTTAACAAAGCGAACAGACCAGCATCGTCTGGGCCTGTTTTCGTTGAGTGGGTTTTAGTATTTTTCATATTCATTTCCTCAGAATTCGGGCAAAAAAATGCCCGGCGGGTTTACGCCAAAAAAAACGGGTTATTTACTCGGATATAGCCCGCGCTACGCGGGCTTTAAGAATCAGGCTTTCTTAAATATTGGAAGCGCTACTGCAATAATCCCCGCTACCAAAACACCATCAGCCAACATCGACATAAGACGGCCCGTGAAATCTACTGCAACAACCAGGAACAGCAGCACACAGATAATGAGACAACGCAGCTTTCCCATTACAGGTACTGGTCCAGTGGCAACTGGAGAGCCTGCGCAATTTTCTTAAGCTGCGCTTCTTCCTCGCTGCCGATGCCGTCCTGGTCAGCAATATCAAGACACAGGCACAACACGTTCACCGCGTCGTCAGTACCCGCAACATCCGCCAGTTCACGCAGAGCCTGAGCATTAGCGCTACGCGGTGATGCTTCATAACGGGCGCGGATATTACTGCTCATCTGTGCAATTTCACCGGCAAAAGGCGCAAAGGCTGGCAGGGCTGAAATTGTTTTTTCCAGCACGCCGATTTCTTTCGCGTCACAGGTTCCGTCAGCGTACGCAATGGAATAGGCGCCCCAAACAGTGGCCTCTACCGCGTCGCGGTTTTCCATTTTTTTAACTTCTACAACCGCTTTACGAGCTTTCTTTTTAAAGATTCCAAACATTGTTATTTCCTCATTTTTAGTTGACTGTCTTCACAATGCCCACAGCTATGAGCATTAGGCAGGCGTCAAATTAGATATAACCGGCAACCGGAACAGGCTTACTTTTAATTTGGTTGATAATTTCAGCCTGCAAACCTTCTTTAAATTCCTTGCAGCATTCCCATTCAGGATCGACACGCAAAACAGCGCCATCACGGGTTTTAATTTCAAAACCTTCCGCCATATTTGGGATGATCACGCCTAGAATAATTCTCAGCTCATTGCGAGACATGTTTCACTCCTTTAATAAACAAACGAGCAATGCGAATAATTAAAAAAGCTGACGGCTTTGCCGTTTTTGTTTTCAGCCCGTTTAATAATTCGGACTGATCGCGGCACGGGTGCCAGCGCTTGCCGTTATCTCCTGCAATCCAGCCGTGGCCGTAGTGCATTGCCGGGCTTTGCTTTACCAGGAGCGAGGCTAAAGAGGGTTCGTTATTCAGCATGACTACCTCACATAAACCCGAAAGTCGCACTGATACCTGTAACCGTATCAATAGTGCTGGCCATGGCTGGGTTAGCCTGCAGACGCGCCTGCATGGAGATCGCAGCCAGCGCCATAAGGCGGGTAACAGAGTTGATGCTGCTAATCACATCACGGCGGCCAGCTGTAGTCCCTACTTCGCCGGACACAGCACCTGCAGCCACACGACCGATTTCAGCTGTCGCGCTCATGACGTAATGCGGGAGTTTTTCTTTTGCCACTTCGTTCGTAGGTACGCACGGCAGGCAATGAATCTGAGCTAGGAAACCATCAACCAGCGTGGAGTCCTCAGTGATATCCGTCAGCAGCCAGATTTCCGGTGGCGTGAGCTGATGGGGCTGCTCAGGGTTAAGCTTGTTGCGCAGCGTCTGGACCTTCATCCCTGCGCGATCTGCCAGCTTCGCTATATTGTGACGCAATGCGAAAGCGCGGCAGGCTTCATCAAAGTGAGGATGTTTGGAAACGCGATAATCAAACATGTTGTAAGTCCTTTTTTATCCCAAAATGGAACTATCAGGCTTGCATTGCGATTTCACAGCCTTGAGCTGCTTCCATCGTCAAAGCGAACATGTTTACTTCTATTAGGCTGTTTACCCCCTCTTTCTTGCGGATAGGTAAACGACCCTCACGAATCATCTGGCGGGCATAACTCAGCTTGTAGCCGGTGCGACGACAAAACTCATCAAGAGTGATGAATGGCTCTGACACCACAAGATTGATGCTGGGACGCATTGAAAGTTGACGATACATGATGCAATATTCCTCAGTTTGGGTTGTCTCATCACTATTCGAGACTGTTAATCACTATTCGTTGCTTCACACAACGGAGAATAGGATCACAAAACGCCAATGTCAACACAAAACATCACAAATCGCCATATGACACAGAAATTGCAGAGTAACATTATGCAAAATACTGGCGGCCAGCCGGTCATTGAGCGAATTTTGAAAGCCTACGGTTTTACTACTCGGCAGTCCCTATGTAACCACCTGGGGATTTCCCAAAGCACGATGGCAAACAGGTATGCGCGCAACACCTTCCCGTCTGATTGGACAATCATCTGCAGCATCGAAACAGGTGCATCCTTGCAGTGGTTGATTTCAGGCGAAGGTGGGATGTTCGAGGATGAGGTCGAGCATAAAACCTTAACCTTAAAACATTACAAAATCACAGATGGGGTTTTGACTTCACATAATGATGTTTGCTATGACAGCAGCCTGATTCCTGCTGATTTATCGAGTCCATCTTTAGTGGCCTTTGAAAACTCTCTGTATCTTATTGATGAACATGTAGGAGAGATAAATGATGGATGGTGGGTCATAGAAATTGATGGGTTATACAGTATTAGGGAAATCTTTCGATTTCCTGGTGGCCGTATACGGGTGGAAAATGGCAAGGCATCCTTTGAATGTCAGGCACAGGACATAAAGGTATTTGGTAAAGTTATCCTCAAAACAGAACAACTTAGTTAAGGGTAAACAATGACTACTTCGCCTAAGACCACAAAAGACAAAGCAACTGAAAAGATTGAGCGTACTTGCTTTGTAATCATGCCAATCGCAGACATGGCAGGTTATGATTCGCGTCACTTCGATAGGGTTTATAACCATTTAATAAAACCAGCATGTGATGCCGCTGGCTTTAAACCTGTAAGAGCTGATGAAGTTAATAACTCCAATCTAATTGTATTAGATATTTTAAAAAGAATTGTTGAATCTGATATTGCGATATGTGACCTAAGCGGCCGAAATCCTAATGTGATGTACGAGCTAGGGCTAAGACAGGCATTTAATAAAAAAACAGTATTAATAAAAGACGACCGAACAATTAGCCCGTTTGATGTTCAAGCTTTCAGATATTGCGAATATGACAGCTCATTGCGTATTGATAATGCTTTCAACAATATTAAATCTTTGGAAAAAGCCATAACAAGCACATTTGAGGCAGACTCAAACGAAGTAAACTCTATTGTACAGCTCCTGAGAATTGAACCTGCTAAAGTGGGTGAAAAAACACAGTTAAGCAAACAAGACACTTTAATATTTGAGACTCTAAATCAGATTTTAAATAAAATAGATGCACCAACAAAGATATTCAGCAATAGCAAACAAATCACATACACACCTCGTTCTAAGCATTTAATTGAGCAACTTAAAACAACCAGAACTGACGATTTAATTGGGAAAAGTTACTTGAATGAGCGAACATTTGTAATGCTCGGCAAACTTGAATCTGTTGAAAACATTAACGGAGAACTTCTGTTTGTCTTTAGATATGGTAAAGATGCATATTTTAAATACCCTGAGAGCCATCCTGAACTGGAAGACATTGTGGAAACCAACTTTTAGGAATTGCATTTAATATGTCCGTTAGTAAGTTAGCGAATGGAAAGTGGCAAGCGCAAGTTTTCCCAAATGGCAGGGATGGGCGGCGTATCCGTCGCCAGTTTGCTACCAAAGGAGAAGCGCTAGCCTTTGAGCGCCATGTAAAAGAGCAAGCGCAAGATAAGCCGTGGCTAGGTGAAAAAACGGACAAACGCCGAGTTCGGGATTTGGTTACAGCCTGGTATAACGCACATGGAGTAACACTTGCTGACGGTGAAAAGCGTAAAGGTGCAATGGAGTTTGCCTGTCATGCCATGGGTGATCCCCTTGCAACTGAATTCAACGCAAAATTATTCTCAACATATAGAGAGCAGCGGTTAAGCGGGAAAATAACCCGCTCTGATCGCGTTAAGTCCGTAACTCCTCGCACGGTAAACCTCGAATTGGCTTACTTTAGGGCTATGTTCAATGAGCTGAAAAGACTTGATGACTGGACAGCACCAAACCCTCTCGAAAACGTCAGAGAGTTCAAGATTGCAGAAGTTGAGCTAGCCTGGCTTACGGTTGAGGAAGCGACGCGCTTGCTTGAGGAATGCGAGAAAAGCAAAGCAGGTGATTTAACCACGATTGTCAAAATCTGCCTTGCGACCGGCGCAAGATGGGGAGAGGCTGAAAGCTTAACTGGCAAGCAGATAAGCCCCGGTAAAATAACTTTTATAAAAACGAAAGGTAAGAAAAACCGTGCGGTTCCAATCAGTGATGAGCTTTACGAATTGCTACCCAAAAGCCGAACCTCGAAGCCACTCTTTACCGGTTGTTATTCTGCATTCAGGAGCGCGATAAAGCGCGCGGGAATAGAGCTGCCAGACGGCCAGCTGTCGCACGTTCTACGACATACTTTTGCCAGCCATTTCATGATGGGCGGTGGCAATATTCTGGTCTTACAACGCATCCTCGGACATACGGATATTAAAGTTACGATGCGTTATGCTCACTTTGCCCCCGACCATCTAACAGAAGCGGTTCAACTTAACCCCTTAAACCTAATTAGTGGCAGCAAAATGGCAGCACAGCGCAGCACTATGCAATACTTTTCGACAATATACGAAATCCTATGCGCTTGAATTTACTGTAAATAATTGTTTTTAATGAAATACGGTTCGGACTCATAATCGCTTGGTCGCTGGTTCAAGTCCAGCAGGGGCCACCAAATTTTAGCTTTAAAATCAAAAATTTAAGCCACTCAAATGAGTGGCTTTTTTTATTGATTATTTTGAGCCGGTGGCGTAGCCGCTAACTGCGCGCCAGTGAAGCCGTTCGGACACTCTCAGAGGCGCCAGGCGTCGCAATCAGACGCTCCACGGACTCCATCGTCACGAACGTACAGCTGCAGTCCACATTGGTACACTGGTGGTAGCGCTCTTTGGTATTTTCACTGAGATAGCGACTGGTACGCGCATGCGCTGAATGCTTGCACTTAGGACAATGAAACATGTACCCCTCCACTTGATTCACATTTTGTGAATCAATAATACCCAAAATAAAACCAATAGCAACTACATTACTCACTATCAACAGTAAATTTTTCGTCGCTGACGTTCAGCTCAAGCTTAAGCTGCGTGGTAAATCCGCTATCGTTGAGGGTATGCACCACCTCGCTGATGATCCACGCCTGCTCGTCAATGACGCGTTTAAAACCGTTTACCAGCACCGGCGTTTCGGGGAACAGATCGGCGCGTCCCAGCGCAAGCTGGATGGAAAACTCCACGGTTCCCCGCTGAAGCGCGCGCCACTTCGCCTCTGCAGCCCTGAGCGCCTGTTCTTCAGAGGCATAAACCGTGGTGAGCTCAAATACGTTCTCCGCCGATCCCACCAGCCTCTCTTGCGGTTTCTGCTCCTTGCCTGCTGCTCCCGCTACCGGTGCGGCGGCATCCGGGTGGTGCAGTGCTTCTGTCTGCTGCCCTCCGGACTGACGATTAATACTCAATTGAGGATTTTGTTGTTTGGGGTCACGCGTTTGCAGCCATTTGGCCGTTACGCCGGAATAATTTTCACGGTCAGTTATGGAAAAAAGGTGCTTATCGCCATCCCCACGTTCAATCATCATTAAGGAAAGCGGAGTGCCGCTGGCCGTCACGGCCTGGCCCGCTTTCATAAAGATAATCTTCCCGGCTTTGATTGAAACAAATGCTCCATTACGTTCAGCAAGGCGGGAGAGGAAGGCCGCGTCTGTCTCCTGAGACTGGTCAATATGAGAGATGGCGATGGATGCAAGCCCCGACGCGACGCTGGCGGTCAACTGGTTACGCTGAGCGATGGTATCGACTATCGCGCCAATCGTCATGTCATGCCACGACTGTTCGCGCCGCACGTTTAGCTTTCCACGAAAATCTGCGCTGAATCCCTGGATGGTCAGCGTGTCCGGCGCGCCCCGGAAATGAATCGCATCAATCGTAAAGTCCCCTTTCTCCTCGAGCGGGGTTCCCTCCCATCCCAGCCATAAGGACAGCCTTGCCCCCCGGGCAGGCAAGTCCAGCAGCCCGTCGGTATCATCCAGCAGAATATCCAGCTGATCGGCTTCCAGCCCCCGTTTGTCGGTCATGGTCAGGCTGATAAGACGATGGCTGAAATTTTGCGTGATATCACGATCGTCAAGCTTAAGCATAAAATCAGGGGCGATTTTTCCACCCGCCCGGATATTCATTTCGGTGATCATCCCACCAGCCCTCCAATGCTATTCCGTGCGCTTTCCACCAGCTCTGAGGCCTGCGTTCGCAGGTCGCCAAACGTCGTCATCAGCGATTCGTCCACGCGTTTTAGCGACAGGGTAAACTCAATTTTTCGGGCGGTACCGTCACTGTAAAAATCCGAATGCGTGTGCGTGACTTTCTCAATGACAAACATGCCGTGAATGATGCCGGTACCGTCTATCAGCGGCCATGCCCGCCCCTCATTTGCCATCAGCTCAACCGCCTTGAGCGAAAGCCGCCCTCCCGTGAGTTCCGGGTAAAGTAAGCCGGAGAGGCTAAAGGATGTCTCACCTTCGCCAAGGTACTGCCAGGCTTTGGGTTTCCCGATGCGAGCGCTGGATGCCCAGCGGTAGTCTTTTGTGAATATCATTGACTGATACGGTAAGGTTCGTCGTTCAAAGACAAACAGCCCCAGCACCATTAACATTTTCTCTCTCCTCAACTATACATAAAGCTGGATTGCTGCCGTCTCGCTTTATCCTGTTCAATATTATCTATCGTCTCCCGGATTTGACGCGTCAGATCCGTTCCGGAGGCCGAGCCCCCCTGCAGCGTGATGTTATATTCGCTTTTACTCTGATCGACGTAAGAGCGTCCTCCAGTAGCGATGGTCGGCTGATACCCCATGCTGCCGCCAGAGATCCCCGCGCCCGGAATATAAGCGCTGCCCGCCGGTGAGGATGCCGCTTCTGCTTTTGCCGCAGCGGCGTCGAGATCGCCCGACTCGTTTTTGATAATACCGAGCTTCTCCAGCAGCCAGCTGGCCTTGCCGCTCAGGCTGTTAAAGAGATCAAGCGGTGCCATTAACGCATCGCCCAGCGCCTGACCAAAAATCACGCCAGCGTTTTTACAGCCATCCAGCGTTTCCTGCGTCGCCTTGATCGGCGTAATCAAGTCGGTGAACCATTGCCAGATACCGCCCAGCTTCTCCGAGATAGAGTCAAACACCGCCATCACCGGTGAGAACAGCGCACCCAGCGGTGCGAAAGCCGTCGAAAGCCCTTCCATCACCCCACCAAAGAAGGCGCTGATGGGCTCCCAGTATTTAAAAATCAATAAGGCACCGGCAGCAATCGCCGCGCCAAGGGCAATCACCGGCCAGCTAAGGGCACCCAGCACCGTCATGATGGCGCCGCCCACCCCGCTGAATACCGTTCCCAACATCCCGGCCGCGGTAATAACCATATTGACGCCCGTCAGAACCGGGCCGATAGCCATACCGACTCCCCCCAGTACGCCTGAAAACGCCTGTGCGCCGACAACGATGCTGGCGAGAGTCTGCGTCAGCTCAGGGTTGGCATTCACCCAAAGGGAGGCCGTGCCAAGCCAGCCGGTTGCGGTTGTTATCAGGTTGCGCAGAGCGCCATCCGCTTTATCAAATACATCAATCTTCAACCCGTTCCACGCGGCCTGGAATCGGTTGATATCGCCGTCAAGATTATCGGTCTGCACGGAAGCAACGCGTGCGGCACTGCCCTTCGCCCCCGGTAACGGCTGACGTTTTTCATCACGCGCGCCATTATCCGCGGCAGAACGCTGCGCATCCGGAGACTGAAGCTGTCGCAACCTCACGCTGAGCACGTCCCCGGTGTCGGCACCGTTTATCCCCTTATTCACCAGGGCACTAAGCTGCGCGGTTGTCTCTTCAAGTCCCATACCGGCAGTATCCGCAGCTGGCGCAGCGGAGATGACGGCCGCCGCCATCTCAGCGAGACTGGTGTTAGACGAGGTAAAACCACGCGTAAGCACATCTGCGATGCGTTCCGCATCCGTATCGGCCAGGCTATACGCAGCCTGCGTGCTGCTGATAATGTCGGCTGCTTTTGCCGCGTCGACGTTCCCCGCCTGGCTGAGGTTAACCGTGGGCACCGTGGCCGCAATAACCCCATCGGCGTCGTAGCCTGAACGGGCCAGTTCGATCTGAGCCCGCACGACCGTATCAGCAGGTACGCCGGTGCTGACGCTGACGTCCCGCGCCTGCTGGCGAATCGCCTCAAGCCGGGAATCCCCCTTCGCCAGGCCAAGGTTTGCCTGAATGGCCGACATCTGCTTTTCAAAGCTGATGCCAGGCGCCATAAACCGGGACGTCTGGTCAAAGCCCGCTTTTGCCATTCCCACCCCCGCAGTCGCAAGCTGACGCACCCGCGCGACAACGCGTTTGCCTGACTCGTAGCGGTTCTGAACGGCACTCAGTCTCTCCTGCTGCTGATTGACGCGAGCCAGCGCATCCCGCTGTCGGTTAAGCTGCTGCGTTTTTTCACTGATATGGGTTCGTAAACGACGCTCATCCGACGAGAGCGTGCGCGTGTTTATGCCTGCCTGTGTGAGTTCAGCGCGCTGACGCTGAACCGAGTAGCGCAGGTTGTTGTACTCAAGCTTAAGGTCGGCTGCCGATTTTCGGGATGCGGACAGTGCATCAGCCTCTGCCTGGGTGGGGTTTTGCGTGTTTTTAAACTGCACCGCCAGCGCCGCTGCCTGCTGTTTCGCCCGGGCAACCGACTGCTCAGTCATGGCGAGCCGGGCGTTTGCTTTCCTGAAGCCATCAATCCGCCCCACCTGCTCATCGAGCGCCCCCAGCGCCGTCTGTGAATCACGGATATCGCTTGCGAGAGTGCGGCTCGCGTTATGGAGAGCGTTAAGCGGTCGGGTTGCCCGGTCGACTGCCTTAAGCAGCTCCTGAAGTCTGACATTATTACTCATGGTGGTTTCCGCTTCGCTGCAGCGCTTTTTCGCGCCATAAGAGGAGTTCGGTCACGCTCAGGGAGTACAGTTCTGACGGCGGCCAGTGAAAGATCACCGCGATATCCGCCATCAGATCGTCGACCGACAGGTTTTCGGGAAATTTCAGCGAGCCGAAGCCGGTGACAAAAAACCGATCACCTTACCTGCAAAAGAGAGCAGATCGCAGGCATCCAGGCGCGCGACCTCATGCTCGGTCAGTGCTGGTGAGGTCATTCGCGGCAGCACCTTGATCAACGCATCGACATCGGATTGCGCCAGCGACGCCAGCGATACCCCACGCAGGGTTCCCGCATTGGGTTTTGCAACGGTCACTTTTTCAATTTTTTGCTCGCCGCGCAAAACGGGGCTATCAAGCGTGACGATGTGTGGATTTTCACTTTCGTTCATGGTGGTCTCGTTGATATTTTCCATTTCGATACTCTTCAGAAAGTTAACTTACCGGCCGGCGATCCCGGCCGGTTAAAGGGTTACAGGCCGATGGCCTTACGGTGTTCTGCCAGGCGATCAACGCCATCGACTTTCAGCACCATGTTGATGATGTCGATTTCAATGATCTCTTTGCCATCGATGGTCAGCTGGTAGTACGCGCATTCGGTGGACATCTTGGTGGTGCCGCTCTCGCCCTGCTTGTTTTCACCGCCATCAAACTCTTTGTGACGGCCGCGCATGACGATTTCGACGGCGGAGATTTCGCCGGTATCATCGCGCTGATAAGAGCCGGTAAAGCGCAGAGGCACGCTGTCCGCGCCCGGAGAGGCATACTGTGCCCACAGCGCGGCGTCCGGCAGACCGCCAACGGTCCACTCCAGCGCCAGGGCATCATCGTCCAGGCCAAGGTCAACAGAGACCGAGCCCGGCATGCCGCCACCGCGATACTTCTCCAGCTTGCGGGTAAGTTTGGGTAAGGTGACAGACTCAACAACGCCCATATAGCTCAGGCCATCGTTGAACATATTCAGATATTTCAGTTTGCGTGGTAACGCCATGCTTCAGCTCCTTAGCTATTAACCGAATCTGACAGGTCAGCCAGATAGGTATCGGTGATGCGCTGGCGCAAGGTCAGATTTTCCAGCGGCGGGACAGGGGTGTAGTCGTAATCGATATACAATTTCCCCGCTTTCAGGGTGGATGCATCGTTCGATTCAGGGTCATACCAGCAGGAGCCGTCAACGATATAGCCGTTGGTTTTGAGCTCGCGGAACTTGGCATTGATACCGGACACGATGTCGCGGATAAGCGTAGGGGTAATGGGTTTATCCATCGCCCATGCATGCGCTTCGGCCATGGTATCGGCCAGCACCTGTGCGGTACGGGTGTAGTTTTCAAAGACGAATAACGGATCGTCTGAACAGGTACGGTTGCCCCAGAATTTGAAGCCATCGTTACGAATCAACGTGGTGACACCGGCCTGGTTAAGCAGGTTGGCATCGGTCGCTTGCTCCTGCAGATCCCAGGAAACAGAGGCGCTTACGCCCGTGACGCCGTTGACGCCCACGTTCGACAAGGTTTTATGCCAGCCCATTGTCTGGTCGATTTTGGCGCGCAGGCCAAGGGCGCGAGCGGTCGCCCATGCCATCGTCGTCGCATTCGTGGTGGTATCCCATGCCAGAAAATCAGGGTGGATAACCATCAGCTCGCGCTGGCTGAAGTTTTTGCGGTACTCGATCGCGTCAGAAATGGTTTTACAACCCCATGCGCTGACATAGCCGAACGCGCGCAGGCTCTGGCACATTGCGGCCAGTGCGGTTGCCACTTCCTGAGAGTCCAGCCCCGGTACGCCGAGAATACGCGGCTTAACGCCGGTGACCGTTTTCGCGGTCAGAAGCGCCTTCAGGCCGGTGTATTTGCCGTTTTCATCAGTGGTGCCAATGATGTTGGAAATTGTCTGCTGGCGTGCCTCTTCCGGCGTTTCTGCGGTGCCTTCGGCCACGCGAACAACAACGACAACCGGTTTACACTGGTCAGCAATCGCCTGCAAAGAAGCGGACAGCGTCCCCGCCTTACCGGCTTTCGCAATTGCATTTTGCACGTTGGTAATGAGCACTGGTTCGTTAAGAGGGAATGCCTTGTCGTCAGCATCGCTGGCCGTGCAGACCATGCCGATGATTGCCGTCGAGACGGTGGAAATAGTGCGGGTGCCATCGTTGATTTCAATGACTTCCACGCCGTGGTGATAGTCGCCCATCCGTTTAACTCCGTGGTTTAGTGGAGCAACCATTTTGTGATGAATTCGAAATGTTAGAAATGAAATGCCGTTGGTGAAGTTACAGCACAACGCATAATCGCAGGATATAGTTTTTCCTGGATAAAAATATTGACGATAGTGCGAAAAAAAATGAAGTGATTATCAAATGCAATCATAAATGAAATTTTTTATTTCATTTCACTAATGAATAGAGATGTAACAATATCGATTACAAGTGGGATTGTAGAGTGCATAATAATGAAAGGATATTTAAACTAAAGCCCGCAACTCACGCGGGCTTAGTGTTAACTGTTAGGCGGCGTTTCAGGCCAGATAATATCCGGAGCGTTGTTAGTATCAATGCGGCTAAGAATAACCCGATATCTCTTCCACTGCTGCAGAGAGGCGATCTCCGCGTCCGTCGCCATAGATAAATCAACAGCATCCTGTAGGGGAGAGATCGCCTGTGTCGCTATAGACAATAACCTCTCCTTAGTTGACCTGGCTATCGATATACACTCTTCTTGTGATGGCGGAGCGATATCAATCCACTCCATGCAATTTCTATCAATATTGTAATGAGGTGTCTTTCTGTCAGGTGACACCATGAAAGATTCATATTCCAGGTCTGAAATCTCCCTCAAATCCAGAGGAACAAAAATACCTTGAGCTTCGTAAACCTGAATCGTATCTTCAAGATAAAAACTGCTATCTGCGTTGCTAAAAAATTTTCTCATTTCAATAGCCTGCCACAATTAATGAAAATGTACCGTTACAGTTATGTGTTTCGATTTTCACCTGATTCTTTCCAACTGGCGTGCAAAGATAAAATGAATCTGAGTTATTACCACCACTACCAAAATAACTTACGCCGGTGCCCAAAATACCATTAGGGAATGACGTTGGCAGAGTAACTGTCACGGCAGTGTTATTACCGACCACAACACTTCTAACTGCCTGCATAAAGACAGTACCATTACCGTGTGTGTAATAAGCATTATTGTTGCCCGTTGTGGTTCTTCCTATACCATAGCGAGCATCCGATTCAGCTTTAGTGTAAGCCTGACCAGCAGGTGTGTAACTACCTTTTGCCTGAAATCTCGAATCGCTTTCAGCTTTGGTGTAATAGCGCCCATCAAAGTTAGAATAATTGGTGGGTATTATCTGACCTGAAAATGAAAATGTGGTGGTATTCCAATAACCGAACATCTTATTATTAGCCCAAAGATCAACCTGACCGTCTTTTGAGCTACGTAATCCAGAATCATTATCACCAATATTTAAAATTGCATTGCCAACACCACCAATCTGGACGGGACCATTTGCAATTACAGATTTCCCTTGCACAGGATTTAGCGTCACTGAACCGTCAGTTTTTAACTGAACGTTATTGTTTCCGCCTTTATAGTTATTAAAAACAGTGTCTGCGTTGTTGGTAGAACCTGCTCCAACATACCAGTGGTTAGCACCTGACGAATCACGGGAAATAATATAACTTGGCGCACCCGCTGTTTTTGGCCTTAACAGGATTGTTTCACCATCAATGTTCATGGTGAGTTTACCTGTCATCGCATCACCCGCTTTTGCTACCGCACCCACATCCCCGGCAGTAGGTTTATTGGCCGCGTCATACTGCTTAACCCATCCAGACCACGTCCCGCTGTAAAGTGTACGGATGTATGAGAGGGAGCTGTTATAAATCCGGTAAATCTGCGTGATACCCGCATGCTTATAGACTACCAGCGAGCCGGCATTCGATTCAGGATAGTTTTTACCGGTCTGTGCCTGGGCATTCGCTGGCTGGTAATACAGCCCGGGGGTGGTATAGGCATTCAGATCCTCTGCATTACCAATCCCCACAGCCTGACCGTTAAAGATATCCTGTGCAGTAACATTAATGTCGCCTGTTAACGCACGGCCATTAACCTTACGCCCAGACGGTACTCTCCCATTGGCATTATCATTGGCTGCCTTAACCGATTTTGCTGTTGCCGCTAGCGTCTCAGACGCGCTATCGGTTGCACTGCTAAGCTGAACGATGCCCTTTTGCGTCGTCGTTGCATCTGCAGCCGTATACTTTCCTTTCGCCAAATCATACGCTGCCTTCACCGCCTTTGGCGTCGCCGCCAGCACCTCAGAGACACTATCAATAGCGCTGCTTAGCTGGACAATTCCTTTGCGCGCAGTTGTCGCATCCACCGCGGTGTACTTACCATTTGCCAAATCGTACGCCGCTTTCACCGCTTTCGGCGTTGCAGCGAGCACCTCTGAGGCGCTGTCGATTGCGCTGCTGAGTTGTGTAAAACCCTTAGCGGTAAGGGTCGCGTCCGGATGGCGCCGCGACTGTTCATGCTCCGCGAGCTTACCGTCTACATAATCCTGCGTCGCCATCACCGTTGAGGTGTCAATCGTCAACTCAACCGAAGAGATATCGCTCACCATAATGACCATACGTACAGTCTGTGCGCGTCCCGAGCCCTCTTCCAGCTTGGGCTTGTAACTTTCTGCCATATTCCCGACCGCAATCAGCGTCCCGGTATCGTCATACAGCCCCATCTCGCGCATCCAGAAACCGCCAACCTCAGGAGGAATCAGCAGCTCCGCCACGACATAGTTTTTATTCTTTTTGTCCTGGCTAATTTTATTCAGCGCATGCCGCCAGACTTCATTGACGAGTTTCGTCTGGTTTGCGTTTGGCGCAGGCAATGTACCGCCACCGTCACCTACGGCCATCGCCGTAAAGTTCACTTTCTTGCCGTTCGGGACGGTCGCGGCAGCCAGTTTTTCGGCACCGGCTTTGGTGATAACCGTTTTATATTTCACTGTCATTGTGCTCTCACTTATCCGGGATAAACCGTGATGATGTCGCCGTCATAGCTCAGGGCACCGGTGTAGAGATATCCCGGTATGTCCTGGATGATATTCAGGCCAATAAGGTGGCGGCTGGCAGGCTTTGCATCAGCAATAAGCCTCTCCATTTCGTAATACATTTCCTCGGTGATGCCCGTGTCTAAGACGCCGATATCAAGGCGAAAGGTGCCAGGCGGATCGTTGGTTTGCCACCATTCGGTGACGTTGATCAGATAGCCAAGCGGTTCCACCACACGACGCACGGCGCCAATCGTCCCCTTGTGGGCATGAATAAACCACGCCGCGCGAATCACATCCCGCCTGGTGGCTTCCGGCCAGTTCTCATCCCAGCGATCAACCGAAAACGCCCACGCCAGCCAGGGCAGCAGATTCGCCGGGCAAGTGTCCGCACTCCAGAGATGTCGCAGCGGAACAGGCGTATTTTCAATGTCTGCACAGGCGCGCGCGGCCGCCACCTCAAGAGATGACGAACCAACCGGTAAAAGGCGGGTATTACTCATCGTTCCCCCCCACGGTTACGCTGTAGTGGCTGCACCATGAGGCCTGAGTTTCATCAAGTACAATGTCAGCCGCGGGCGCGGTCAGCTCTACGCGTTGCACCCCTTCAACATGCAGTGCCGCGTAAATGGCGGACTTGCGAATATCGCGTCCAAGCCGATGTTGAGCCGTGATATAGGCCTGTAACCGGGCTCTTGCCGCGCTGAGTACAGGTTCACTTTCAGGGCCGGGAAAAAGGAAAAGCGATGCCTCAATTCGGTAGTCAACAATGTTGGCCGACTGGACGGTCACACGGTCGGCAACGGGCCTAACGTCCTCATCGTTCAGCGCATTGCGAACAACGGCGAGCAGTTCCTCAGAAGCCACGCCGTTATTCTCCCGGGAGAGCACAGAGACCGTGACGTTCGCCGGCTGTGGACTGATAACGGAAATATCCGCCACCCGGCCATCTGCACTGCGACCGTGGAACTGATAAGCGCCCGTCGAACCGGCCACGCTCAGCCCTTCCGGCGCTTGCTGGATGCGCAAACGAAAGTCGGTATCAGACTCCATCACAGCTGGCGTGGGCGGAAACGTCGTATCGTCGGCGGGGGTAATGACCAGACGCGCAAGGTTAGCGTTAGCCCCAAGCTGGTCGAGATCGCGGCCGGCAGCGTAGGCCAGCATGACCGCACGCGCGGCCTCGTTCACGCGCTGGCGCCACATGACCTCCCGATAGGCGTTCTCCTGCAGCAGCTTCACAATCGGCTCTGATTCCAGCGTCAACGTCCGTGCAATCGCCTCTCGCTCCTCTTCCGGATAGAGCGAGACAAAGGTGGCCTTTCGTTCTGCCAACAGCGTTTCATAATCCACCTCCTCCACGACATCAGGCGCGGCGAGCTGGCTCAGATCAACAATAGCCATAGCGTTTAACTCAGTGAAATGGTGATAGAAAAGGATTGTCCGGAAGTCGGGCGCATGCCGGTGATATCGACATACAACGTCCCGTCATTCTCCGAACGCTCGAAAGTGATGGCCGTCAGGCTGATCCGCGGTTCCCATTTCTGGATAGCGGAATAACATGCCGCCATGATTTGCAGACGCAGCGCAGGGCTCTGTGGCCTGTCGATCATCGCCGCCAGCAGCGAGCCGTAATCACGGCGCATAACCCGCGAGCCGACAGGCGTCACCAGAATATCGCGCACGCTCTGCCGGATGTGTTCTGCCTCTGAAATGCTGAGCCCGGTCTGCCTGTTCATCCCCCTGTAACGCACCGTCATTGTGTCCCCTTAGTCCAGCTTCCGCCGCTTTGCACACTGCCGTGCGCGTGGTTGTCCACCTGCACCCCGTTGGAGGTGAATTGACCGCCGGAATGCGCAATATTCCCGGCCATTACCCCGCCCTTCTGCACCTCAAGCGAGGCGGTAATTAACTTGTTGGTACACACCACCTCAGGCGTATCCAGCGTGATGCGGGACGTTGACGTCACCCGCACCTCCGGCACGGTGGCGGTCAGCGATTCAGAGGCGGTAATGTCGGCTGTTTTAATACCTGAAACCGTCAGCGCCCCGCGTTCGGGTTCGTACTCGATCACCGCGCCGTCAGGAAACGAGACGTGGAACGCATCAGGCGAACCGGACGGCGCCGGATGGTCGTCCGAGAAAATACCCGGTAGCACAAAGGCGGTATCGAGCTCGCCGCCGATGGCCAGCAGCAGTACCTGTTCTCCCTCGGAAGGGGCCCACCACACGCGAGAACGTCCCGCACGACAGGTTAGCCAGTTCAGCCAGGTGGTTTTCATCCCGCCGGTCTGCACACGACAAAGCCCTCTGTTGAGGTCAACATCGGTTACAACACCGATACGAATAAGATTGCGGATCGCGCGAGCGATGCCGTTCATGGAAGTTAGCGTATTCATAAGAAGAGAATGCCGTTCAGAAAGAACGGCAGCAACGAGACGGGGTTTGGTGCGGGATGAGACAACAAGCTGGCAAGACAACAGACCGCAGGCGGCCCTCAGCGCGGGGAAATTACGCCTCCCACTCGCTGACCAGCTCCCCGTTGATGTATAGGGCCTTCGGACGCGTGACGGGCTCCGGCAGCGGCGGTTCGGGGGAATACGTTGCGTGCAAACCACTCTCTTCCTGAGAAACAAGAATGCGCTCGGTTAATTGTACTTTGATGCTGATATCCATCGTATCGTCATCGTTTAAAACGATCGTGAAGGAACAGCCGTTTTTGCGGCCTTCATCGAGGGTAAAAATGTCCGGCTGGTTTTCCCCAAGCCAGGCCACTACCGGGACGAAAACGCCCTCGCTGTCGCCGGAGAAGCTGTTGACCTTCGCATTCAGCTCATAGTGCTTTTCAAAGGAGAGCGAGGAGGCCAGCCGGGCATCGATATTGCCGCTGCCGACCGACATCTGCAGCCGATCCGGGTTTGCTTTCAGTTGGGGAATCGCGTCAATTAATGCCTGACGCAGGCTCTTGAGTTTGTGCATCGATTTTATCCTGACAGTCTTTAATGGTTTCAACCTGCAGCGCGCAGGCGATAAGGGCATACTCAAGCCTGCGAATATCTGCGCTGAGATCGCCGTTAGTGGCGGGTTCGCTTCCCGGCATCGGGCAGCGGCTCACCTTCGGGCAGGCGTTGTAAACAATGGGCTGCAGAGGCGCAGGCGGTGCGGGTGTGCAACCGGCGGACAGCATCAGGCAACTGAGTGGTATACCAGCGGCGTAACGCGTCATTTTCATTGAGTAATCTCCCGATAGTCGCTTCCCGTCTCGCGCGTTCCTCACTCGCAGTGAGCAGTTCTTCACGAAGCCTGACCTGGGCGACTTCATGTGTTCGGGCAACCCGTTGCGACAGGGAAAGCTGTTGGTTAAGCGTGGCGAGGGCGTTTTTTTGTTCACTGGCAACCCGGTTCGCGCTGGCTAAGGAACGGGACAGCGTCAGGTTGTCATGACGAAGCCACAGCGTGATAGCCAGCAGACCGGCCAGCAACAGCATCAGGGCTTTCACGACAGCCCCTTCATGCACCATGCCTTCTCGCGGATACGACGATTTTCCAGCCCGGCATTTTTAACGCCATTCACATACACCCAGCGGGTAAGCTGCCCGCATGCCTGCGACCACTGTTTACGCTTAATAAACGACACCAGGGTCGAACGGCAGGCGGCGCCCGTGCCAACATTAAACGTGAAACTCACCAGCGCGTCGTAGACCCGGGGTGGCATCTCAACCGACGCGCACACTGCCAGCCGACGTTCAACATTGAGCACATCAGCGACCAAATTTGCCGCTGCCTCACGCTCGGTAATATCCCGTGCAGGCACAACGTTTGCCGTGTGGCCAATGCCAGACGTCCACACGCCAGCGCTACACCGGTAGGGCGAGAGGCGACATCCTTCGAGATCGGCAATCAACGCCAGCCCATCAGGGGACGTTTTCAGTAACCGAAAGTCAGGTATCAGCACCGCCAGGGCCAGCACGCCGGCGACGCTGCAACGCTTAATGATTGAGTTCACGAATACTCTTCTTATCGAGTCCAAGAGACTGGAGATAGCGCCAGGTTTTTCGTTTGAACCAGTAATTCGTCAGCGCGGTAAAAATGGCGCACAGACTTCCCACGTACAGCGCGACTTTTTCAGGAGACATCGCCCCGAACCAGGCCAGTGCCACGGCCAGCCAGTAGGCGATAAACGTGGTGATTTTCTCCAGGCTCAGTCCCATAGGTTTACGGATTCTTTTGTGGGGGCGCTATCAACCTCCGGCATCTCTACCGGCGTGCCATGAGGCAAGATAACGCCTGATTCGGCGAGGCCAGAATTGGCCTTCAGAACGGCTTCAACGACGCCTGCCGTGCGCCCATAAAAACGGGCGCAAATGGCATCAAGCGTGTCCCCCTGCATTGCATAGATCTTCATCAGACGCTCCCAACATCCGGTTTTCCAGGTACTGTAGAGTTTCCTGGGCCAGCGGCTTTTTCGCTATCGATGAGAGATGGGCAATCCCGGACACAACAGACCGTCCGCGAGCAACAATGCGCGGTTTAAGGGAAACGCAAAATCTGAATGAAGTGTTCGTTCCGGGTAATGACGCAGGGCTAGCGCCAGCTTTCATCTTCCCAGACTTCCCGGAGAATAGAATCCAGCGCCTCGCGATCGGCCTCCCTTTCAAGCCCCTGGAGCTCAACCCCCGTTACCGACCCTATTTTCACGGTTACCCGCGATGAGGGAAACAAGGCGCCTATCCTGCGGGTCAATTCACACTGAAATGCCTCGACGATGGACTGGCCAATCAGCTGATCTTTATCGAGCGTGATGTTCACCCGAACATTGCTCTCTTTTTTGATTCGTTCCGGAACAGGCGATGCCGAGAAAACAACGGTGAACGCGTTGTTCTTGATTAAATTTCCCCGCGCAATCTCAGCAATTAAATTCAGGGCAATTTCACGATCTCTCTCCTGACACGTTCCTTCTGTCGTCAGTCGCGCAATCATCTCGACTCGTTCAATCATGACTTGCTCGTTCAACTCTCTGTCCACATAACCTCCACCACGAGATACTGTATAAACATACAGTAGCACGTATTCATAAAAAGAGTGAAGCGAAAAATCAGAACACTTTACGGTATGTACATGATATCGATGGAGATTAGCATGCTCGCTGGGTTAACAGATCCGTTAAATGCCCAATACGTTCAAGGATTTTCCGCCTCTTTTCCTGATAAGAACACGCTGCCGGAAATAGCGCTCCGTCAGCTGCGCCTCGACACCATTTGGTGTGAAAGCGGCTGACGCCGCCCGCCATAAGATGCAGCGCCTCGGCACGGCTAATGACGATCCCGGTGGCGAGGCGTATCTCGTCAATCACCCTCTCGGGTATCCCGTTCTGTGGATCCCGCTCATAGACAACGGGGGTTCTCGCGCCGGGCCGAACGCGTTTGATGCGTTCGGTTAATGCCCGTCTCGCACGCCGGTTAAGGGGCTGTGAGAGATCGTTCACCGTACAGTTATTGACAGAACTCCGAGAGAGCACGAGAACATCCTGACGATCCACGGCCCGCTTCGGCACAATTTTCCACTGCGTGAGCCGGGTTAAAATCGGGCTGCCCGCGCCGACGGCGGAGTCGTACACGCCGCGGATGCAGATCGTTTCCTCGCCGTACTGGTTAAACCCGACGCGCCGCGCATACAGCGTGCGTACCTGTAAATCATCGCGACGGACAAATGGCCCACCCTGCGCGGTGACGTAACCCGCCCAGTCCCCAGCGTCGGCAGCTTCATGGACGGCGGCAAACTCCACGCTCAAACCGCGCACGGCCTGGTTATCAGCCAGACGGCGCAGCTCGCGATAGACCGTGACCGGCGCCCCGCCGATAAACTGAAACTGGCGAATGTGCCAGCGTCCCGCCCAGGCTGAAACAGCAGAAGCCGTCTCCTTCAACAGCCCACCGCTTTCATAATCAGTCTCACCATCAAGCGCAAAGCCGTCGATATTCTTTGAGATGTATTTGGCAACATAGCCGGTCGCGCTGCCCTTCAGGGGATCGATCGCCTCCGCGTGAAAACGTGCCTTTCTGGCACTTTCGCTACACAGTTCTGTGGCCTCTTCCTGGCAGGCATAATCATTCATAATTTGGCGAACGTGCCCGACATCTTCCGGCAGCATAAACATCAGCATGTGCCAGTGGGGCGTGCCGTCGTGATGAGGTTCCGCAACGCGGATACCAAAAATTCGGCGCCCCTCACGGTGCAACTTTGCGCGGATGCGCGCCCACAGACGGGTGAAGTAGCTTTGCGTATCCGCCGGGCTGGCCCCGTTCCACTTCGCGTTGGGGTAGCCTGATTTCACCGTCGCGTGATATGCCGAAGGCGCGGTTAAGGTATAGAACTCGCCCACATAGCCCAGTGCCTGGCAGATATTTTCAAACCCGCGAATGCGGGTCATCAGTTCACAGCGACGTATCGCCGGGTTAGCGACCGAGGTATCGATTTTTTCGATCAGGCTGATGCGGTTGCCCTCTTCATCTTCGAGTTCCATGCCCTTAAGAAATTCACGGGTGCGGCGCTTCTGCTCGCGCCATTCGGTCACGCAGCGCTTGCTCGCATACGCCGTTCTCGTTTTGCTGACGTTGCCAAGGGCTATCTGTAAATGCTCGCGCCAGGCAGACGCAATCCGACGCAATCGCCCGCGCCACCACGTCTCTGAAAACAGGCGGATCACCGCTGCGGCAACATCGTCTTTGTTGAAAAACGTCTTCGACACCCGTTCCCAGTGTGGAGGTGACACCTTGAACTGTCGGGCGATCAGGCCGGCGCGCTGATACCAGACGTAAAGCGTCTGGTATTCACCCAGGTCAGCATCATTTATATTCGCCAGCTCACCGCGAATAAAGCTGGCGATATCTGCGGCCAGCAGGTCGATATCCGCGCGGGACATATCCGCAAGTCGGTTAAAGCGTGCAACCAGATCAACCATGCGGGAGGCAAGATATTGCTGAAGCGGAGTGTCAAAATGGCCGTCAAGCACGGCCCTGGAGACCGTGTCATGCAGGCCTGCGCAGGCATAGCGTTCAGAGACCAGCCGCAGACGGGGTAACATCCTGTTGCAGAAGCGGACCAAAAAGGCATTGGCCTGCGGGCTGCCCTGACGCTGTTCAAGGTCATCAACCGTGCGCCAGACGTCGAAACGCACGCAGTCAGGTTGCAGGGAGAGGGCAATCCTTGCCTCCCGTAGCGCCGCGAAAAAACGATCGCGGCGCTGCTGTTGGGCATGGGAAAGGTAAGGGCTGGCAATGGCCGACCGTGGAGCATTCCACGGATACGCAAATGACGTAGCCAACTCACCCTCCCCGGATATGTTTATTTTTCATCTCCGCAATCTCCTGGCAGGTGATGCACAAGGCCACACCAGGCACCGCCATTCGGCGCGCCTCCGGTATCGGGGCCTCGCAGTCCTCGCAAAGGAAACGCGAGGGCGTTGCGGGCCGTCTGCGGGCGCTATTAATGTGCCGCTCTCTGTCTTCCTGCTCGCGCGCTTGCGCAAGATCGATAAAATCGGCCATCAGTGCAGCTCCAGGGATTCACGTTCGTAGCGAGCCGCCTCGTGGCACAGCAGTTCGGCAACGTCTTCTCCGCTCATGCCGGTTTTATAGATATGGCTTGCCAGCGCCTCCAGGCGCAGGGAGACCGCGAGGGCTCGCGCGCAGCGTTCCTCTGTTTTTGCCTCCGCCAGCAGGCGTTTCAGTTCCTCACTTCCGGTCGGATAAGGGCGGTTTTCACTGTTTCGCATCACGCGTTCTCCTTAAATTCAGGCAATAGAATGCCCGGCGGGTTTACGCCATTAGGTTTGTGGTTGGGTTATATCGGCATGGTCAGCCGTTCAGGAAATAAACTCACGACAGCACGAAAATGGTTCATGGCATTAATCAGCGCCTTTTTCTCCTCTGTCGTCAGCTCACTGATATCGCACTCATGACGGGCGACGGGTAATCTCGCCAGGAAAAAGATGGCGGCCAGCGCCCTGCCGTTCTCCTCAAAACAGGGATCGCGCTTATCGCGCATCTCTGCCATAAACCGTGCCAGCTCTTTTCCGCTATCGTTCCCGTATCGGGCACGCAGTTCTGCGATGTGGTTAAGCCCGTTAAGACGAGCCCCCACGCTGAGTGGAACGCTTGCACGGGCAGCCTCTATCGCCATATCTCCCCTCGCGTAAATTCACGCACGCCAGTGCGCTGAAAACGGGCAGAGCACGGTTTTTTCCGCCGTTTGATGATTGCGATTTCAGATGCCATGCTGCATGATTCCCATTTTGATAATGTCTGCAATCAATAGCCTCTGTTTGCCAACGTCTGCTGCTGATTGCTCGAATTTGCAATGATATTAATACCCAGATGAGTATTAGTAAACACTCAAAGGAATATATTTTGATCTTAGATTCTCAAGTGAATAATGAAGAGTTACTCGATAGAATCTGTCAGGTATATGGTTTCACGCAGAAAATTCAGCTGGCACGCCACTTTAATATCGCCGCCAGTTCGCTTCAGAACCGCTACGCACGCGGTACCATCTCTTACGACTTTGCGGTTCAGTGCGTGCTGGATACCGGCGCCAGCCTTCGCTGGCTGATGACCGGACAAGGGGCGCAATTTGAAGGTAACCCCGCGCCGGGCGATCCTGTTTCAGTCTCCACATTCACACTCAGTGATGGAAAACTGGAAGAAAATACCACTTTGAGTATTGATTCTACCTTCTTTAGTAAACCACTGGCGCGCGGCATCGCCGTCCGGGCGGAAGGTAAGCTGCACTTTATCGAGAAAGAGGCATCGTTAACCGACGGCGTGTGGCTGGTTGAGATTGAAGGCACCGCCAGCATCCGCGACTTAACGCTGCTTCCGGGTAAAAAACTCCACGTGGCGGGCGGCAAAGTGCCCTTTGAATGCGGTATCGACGAGATAAAAACGGTGGGTCGCGTGGTGGGGATTTACAGCGAGGTGAGCTGA